TTTAGAACACAAGTACTACCTCAAACTATGAGAGCTTATGGAAGTACTGAAGGAGTTTTAGGATCAAGAGGTAAGGCTATGAAAGGTCTTGAAATTCAAAAATCAATGGGCGTTGATGCTGGTGTAGTTCATAATATGGAAAAATTAACTAGGACTATGAATTTTTCTGGAGGGGTTCAAAAATTAACAAAAAATATTTATGGTAGATTAAATAAAGGAGGAGCTTTTGGGAAATCAGGTAATGATATGTCAAGAACTCAAGATATTTTATCATCATTTAATGAACTTCAAAATGGATCATTCATGAGGCATGGAGATATGACATCTCCAAACATGATGATTGATATGATGGGTAGGTTTGAAGAAACGGGAGGATCTTATAAAAACGATCAATACAAAACTTCAACAATACAATCTTTAGATAGAGGGTTAGCAACAGCAGGTAGTGCAGAGACAAGGGCTATAAAAATGGGCATACTGAGAAATGCAAATCCAGAAATGGATTATTTTGATTTGGAAGCTGAAATGGAAAAAGGGTTAAATGCTAACGGCATGATGGAAGGCCTTATGAAATTTGTAAATAATACTGGAGGAAATAATAATTCTAAAAAAATATTATTAGACACTTTAACTGAAGGTAATATGAGAGGTTCTGATATTAAATCTATGGTAGAATCAGGTAATTTTGAAGGAGGCTTTGGTAAATTAGGTGATGGAAAAGGTTTTGATTTTGCTAAAAAAGCTTATGATGCATCATCCTCTTTAGCTACAGACGCAGCAAATCTAAACGAATGGTGGGTTGATGCTAAATCAGATATTGGAGATATGTTTGGTGATTTAATGGAAAGTATTGATGGTTTGATTAAAGAAATTAAAGAATGGATATAATATTATGGCTACTGTAAAAATCATAAAAGGTAAAAAGATAACATTAGGAAGTAAAGCTTTTAATATAAAAGATTATGGACTAAATGTTCTTGCAGATTTATTGCAAAATTCAAATAATCCTGGATGTACAATAACATCAGGATCAAGAGACGCATACAACCAAGCAAGAATCATGTATCAAGTTTTAGGTGTTGAAGGAGTCACTTATTGGAAAGAAGTTTATGCTAATGCTGGTGATGAAGTTATTGATATTTATTCAAAATTCAAAAAACTGAATTATGATAAAGCAAGCATAATAACTTTAATGAAAGATAAGATTGAAGATATAGTAAGTCAAGGAAGGGTTGTTTCAAGACATATGGGAAATCCTGATGAACTTCAAGTTTATGATATAAGTAAAAACTCTCTAAAAAATCCAAAAGATTTTTATGCTGCAGCAAAAAAAGAAGCTTCTATTTATAAAAAAGATAAGGTCAAAGGTTTTATTAGAAAAGCTATTTTAGAAAAAAGAGCATATCATGTAGAAATACCAAATAAAGGGCCTAATGATCCTAATAAAGGTAAAGGAAATCCTAGCCCTTGGAGAAATGCTAAATCTGAAGATTTTACATTCACATGGGTGAAATATACCCATACAGGAAAACCTGAGTCATTTAGAACTTTAGTAGCAAAAAAAGATTTTATAGGATATGAAATGGACTTTAACAGATTAAAAGATGCTAATTTTAATGGAAAAACTAATAATGAAAGGGTTTGGGAAACTTTAAGTACTTATAATAAAAAAGCTTTAAGTGAAGGCAGAGATTCTCCAGATTATGTAGATTCTATTGAATACTTAGTTTTTAACGGGTCTGTAATGTATATACCTTCAATTTTAATAAAAGTAGGAAATGTTAAAGCTGTTAATAACACACCCCCATCACAAACAGGAACGTCTACTCAAGGTGCAACAATAAATATTGTTAATTTTGAAGATATAGATTTTAGTGGTAGTGAAAATGGATCAGGTACGCAAAGTAAAGAACCTGCAAAAATAAAAACATACACATCAAACATTTTAGATACATCAAAAAAAGAACCTTCACTCTTTCCCTCTGTACTAAAACATTTAAGTTTAGATCCAGGGTATGTCCCCGCATTTAAGAATAAAGGAGCTTCTGCAAAAGATATATATCCTCAATTATCTGTAAAAATATGGAGTAAAGTATTGTCCTCAAATGGAGGAGATGGTTTTTTGAATATAACTTATGATGTGATTCGTTGTGATATTAGTTCTAGAATGGATGGTGGAGAATTTTCTTTAGAATTACAACCTTCTGTAGCAAGTTATACTAGAGAAGAAGATATTTATGAAACTAATTTTTGGAGAAAAAGAGGGGATTTGTCTTCAATAGATAAAAATGGAGAGCAAGTTTCAATGCATAATGTAAATAGAAAGTCTACCTTTAGTGATCCTAACACATCTAAAAAAACTTATGAGTATGTAAGGAATCAAATGTATTACAATATGATTCTACAACAGAATGATATGGTTTGGATTAAATTTGAAAGACTCAATATTGAAAGTGATCAAGTAAAAGGAGAAAATTTTGGAGAATGGTATGATATGATAGGTATGATAGATTCGGTAAGTGTAGCTACTACATCTATGTCAACAAACTCTAAAGTAACTGTAAAAGGTAGAGATTTGACAAAATCATTTCAAGACGATAATGCTTATTTTAATCCTTACTCTATAGGTCATGCAGGATCTATATATGGAGGAGTTTTTGGTTCTAATGGTAGATTTTTAAGGGGTGAATTTAAAGAATATGCAACAGTAAGAAGTCAAACCATAAGGGAAAATATCGAGTTTATTTTTAATAGAATTGCAACAATCGGATACGTCCCTGATTTTGTCTTTGACGATTTAAAAGATAAAACAGAAATTATTGTAAAAGAAAATGGAAAGGAAGATACTATCTTAGGAAAAGGTATATGGCAATGTATTAAATTATTTATTGATACAGATATTGAAGGATTAATTTTATCAGACGATTCAATATCAAATCCAGACGGCAGTATCTGGGATATTTTTAAAAAAATATGTCAAGAACCTTTTGTTGAGTTGTTTACAGATACATATGGGGATAAATTTTATATAGTTGCAAGAAGACCCCCTTTTGAAGGAAGAGTATTAAGAAATATCATAGAACAAATAGATTCAATTGAGCCTTTTAACACTGAAGTTGCCACAGATGCTTATAGAGAATATTTAAAAAGTGCGAATACTAATAATGCAGATTTTACAGGAGAAGCTTATAAAACTATTGAAGACCCAAAACAATTTCCTTTAATAATCAATATTAATGAAGATGATGTATTATCTGATACGTTAGCTTTTAGTAATGAAGCTTATGCATGGTATCAAATAGAAGAGAAAGGAATTTTTGCAGGAAAACAAAAATCTATAGGGCATGTACCTTCCGCATATTTTGATGAAATTGCTCAAATTTTTGGAAATAAAAGATATTCAAGAACTTCAATTTATAGTAATTACAAATTCTTCCAAACAAAAGATACTAAAGCTGAAGAAGATCTATTTGCAGAACATACATCACAACACCTTGCTTTTTTAATAGAAACAAATATCCATTTACCTTTTACAAGAAGAGGCACTATTACTTTAAATGGAGGAGATCGTAGAATAAAAAAAGGTAATTATATTTATTATAGACCAACAAAAGAGGTTTTTTATGTAACCGGAATAAGTCATGGTATCAATATTAATAGAGGAGGTATTGATAGAAATACTAGAATAGATGTGGAACGTGGGATGGTGCTGGATTATATAAAAGGAAAAAAAGAAATTGTGTATGAAGAAGGTCAATCTATTGGTGTAGAAGAAGAAGTTTCTTACTTCAATATAGTAGATATTCCTAAATTTACAGAAGGTTTAAATGAAATAGTTCATGACGGTGCTGCAAGTAATGTATTTGATTATAAAAAAGACATGAAGATTAATAAAAAAGTTTTAGATTTTTTTATTAAAAGAAGACAATTTAACCAATATGAGTAAAAGAAGAAAAATAAGATCAAGCCTACATAGAGAAATCTATAATAGCACAAACCAAGGAATAAATTCTGAAAGAAAAAGATCAGGTACTGGAAATATAATTATACCTTCAGATATTGATAGAGACGATTATATCAAATACGTATATCAAACGGGAGAATTGTTTATAATAACACCTTCTGGAGAAGTAATTAAAGATGCAAGAGTATCTAAAGAGGTTTTACAATGTATAGATTTCCCTAACAATCCTGAAGATACTGGTACTTTGGTTTGTTGGGTTAATATTCCTATATTGAATCAGTGTATGATTTTAGGAACTTTATTAAATCTAGGAGAAATGTATTCTTATAAGGAATATGAAAAAGTTAGAGATCTTCAAGGGAAAACTAAAGATAATCATATAACTGAAGTATGGAACTCTCAAAATCCACAAGCATTACTAGATGTATATTTTGCCGGGGATGTAGATGAGGAAGATGAAGATTCTGGAATTATACATAAAGCTAGAAGTTCAAAACATGCTTCTTCATTAATATTAAATTGTAATGGAATTTCAAAAATAGCAAGTACTTTAAAAACTGAAATATTTTCAGATGAAGAAATTTTACTTCAAATAGGAGAAGAAGAAGATCAAGTATTAAAATTAACTTTAGATGTTAAAGGAAATTTAAAATATATAGATAAATTTGAAAATGAAATATCTATAGATGGGGAAAGTGGTGATGTCTTAATTCATGGAACTAATTCTATAAAACTAGGAAAGGATGCTGAAGAACCAGCCGTATTAGGAGACACCCTAGCTAAACTATTAGACGATATAATAAATGCAATAAAAACGATTACCGTACCAACAGCATTAGGTCCTTCAGGAGTACCAGTGAATAATCCACAATTTATAACAATACAAAACCAGATAAACAATATAAAAAGTTTGTTAGTTTTTAATAAATAAAAAGCTTATGCCTTTAATTAAAAATAATTTAAAAATAGGGTTAAGGGAAATGATGGATCCTGATTATCAAAATTTTATTGGATTTCCTACAAATAACTTTGATACAGCGAGTCAATGGGCTAATGTTATAGATTCTTATGCAAAATTAATAATACCTGTTATTACAAGCTCTAATCCAGCAAAAAATGCTTTTAAAGCACAAATGTTACCAGTATCAAGCAACGTAAATAATGGATTAATCCAATTAACTTTAGCCTTCAGTTCTTATGCAACAGCATTATCCTTAGCTATGCAACCTATTTTTACAGGAACCCCTCCCCCAACACCAATTAATTTTGCACCAGTTTTTGTATTAGGATTATCTGGAGCAAGCGGAGAACAAACAGCAAATGTAATGGCTAATATTATTCATTTATGGTTTAAAACAGGAATAGCAGTAAATAATTCCTCAGGAGCAACAGTTCCTTGGAATTAATTTAATATATTTAGAAAATAAATATTACACTTATGGGTTGTTTGAATGAAGTAACAGTAGGTATAGACTTTGGTCATGGAGAGATTAATCCAGATACATTAAAATACGTAACTAAAGGAAAGAAATCACCAATTTGGCCTGATGGTAGCAGATACTATGAAGGAGTAGGCAATAAAAAAATTGGTATTTATGTTATAAAAGGTTTAGAAAAACTAGGGATAAACTATGAGCTAACAAGACCTATTGATGATTGGAGAGATACTCCTTTAAAAAAGAGGAAATCGAAAATTAACAAAGCTTCTAAAAAGAATAAAAAAATGTTCTCCATATCAATCCACTCAAACGGATCATCTAAACAACAAGCTCATGGAGCTGAAGTATGGACATGGCCTGGACAATCTCCTAGTGACCCAATGGCAACTATATGGATGGAAGAACATATTAAAATGTTTCCAGAATTAACTATTAGAAAAGATACAAGTGATGGAGATTTAGATAAAGAATCAAAGTTTACAATGAATAGTGTAGATTGTCCTTCTTTCTTAATTGAAACAATGTTTCATACTAATAGAAAAGAGTGTAAAATTTTAGCATCTAAAGAAGGTAAGAAAAAAATAGCACAAGGTATAATTAATGCTATAGTTCGAATTATTAAAGAATTATATTAATATAAGAAAATGGCAGCAATAAATGCAAGACATGATAAATTAGTTCAAGAGATTGGGAGAGCCGGTGTACATGCCTTGTTTCCTAATGATTTTGAATTCTACATGATAATGTTAGAATTGGTAGATTCTATAGGCAAAACTATAGATTTTTTAGCATTTCCGGTTGCTCCAGAAAAACTTAATTATGAAGATCCTAGATTAGTTAATATAAAAAAATCTCTAGGGGGAATATCTTCTTTAGATACAGAGACTTTTGCTCCAAAAACTATAACTATGTCAGGTACTTTTGGTCGAAAATTTAAACTTCTTATAGGAAAACCTACAACAAGCGCGGAAAATAATGCAAAATCTAGTGACAGTGGTTTTTTTGAAAAAGAAATATCTGAAGGGCTAAATATAAAAAGGCAAGTATTCGATCCTAAATATAAAACAGGTTATGGTGTCTTAAAAATATTAGAAAGTATAGTAAATAAATCATCAGGGTTAGACCTTAATGGAGAGCCCTACAGACTATATCTATACAACCCTTCATTAAATCATAGTTTTTTAGTAAAAATTAATAAATTTACAATGTCACAAGATAAAAATAACTCTAATATGATGTGGAGATATGATTTAATGATGACGGCTATCGCACCTATACAAAGTTTAAGAGATAAAGCAAAAGAAGAATTAAGTGATTTAATGGACTCTGCAAAATTAAAAGTAAAAAGTTTAAAAGCTGCAAGACAAATAAAAAATCAAGTACCACCACCAAGAATTAGATACCCAAGATTTTAAAATGGCAATAGTTAACAATACAATAATAAAAAGGTTTGATAAACTAACTAAATTTGATTTATCAAGACTTTTATTTGATTACTCTCAATTTATAAGTAGTCAAAGGAATAATGTTGTAAATTATTATGCAGGTATTGATAAAAAACCAGATAAAATATCTTTTCAAACATTAGAAGATTTAATAAAAAGGTTTAAGCAATTAAATAATGTAATAGAAAATCATAAAAATAGACTTCAAGAAATAGTTTATTGGGAATTAATTGATACAATCTCAGATATTGAAATATCTTTAGATACTATAGATAATAGTTCAAAATGGTTAAGGTCAGCAATTGCTAAAAATGATTTCACTCCAGGGTTAGAAGTAAACCATACACTAAAAATGTTTCAAACATTAGAAGATGTATCGAGAATAATCCAAGGGTCTAATAATCCCCAAAATGCATGGACTACAATTGCTTTAAGGAATGATTTAATTGAAGAGGGGTATACTGTAAAAGGTGGGAACCAATTAAAAATTGGATTTAAGAACAATGCTACAATCCAAATAAAAACAGTAGTTGATACTATAAATGGAGAATCTATCTATGGGAAAGATTTTCAAAGAAAATTAAATATAGTAGATGAAGATTTATTAGTATTAAATGAAAAAGAAACAATTAAACAATCTGTATATGTATTGTCTTCATTAAAGCAAGGAGATACTCCAGAATTTAAAGGAGAAGGTATTAGTGCAAGTCTCGTTGTAGGAAGTAATAGAGCAACAATAACATACCCTATTTTATTTAGACAGATATTTAACACTTTCCAAAAAGATGATACTTTAAAATCATTAAGAGTAACAGATATATCTACAAAAAAAGATGGTATTTTTATAGAAGTTCAAGTAGAAACTAGATTAGGGGAATTAATAACAATAGAAACTCAAATTTAAGATGGCAGTAACAAGAGTAAGTACAGTAAATGAGTTAAAACAAATTTTTACAGAGATATTAATAAATAAATCGAGTAAAATTACTAAAATATCAAATCAAAGTGTTTTGAATGGTATTGCTTTTGGTGTTGCAAAAATTGCGCAAAAAGCTTTAAAAGATATAGCAATAGTTGAATCTCATTTATTCCCAGATTCTGCATATGGGATAACATTAGATACTGTAGCGGATAATTATGGAATATCTAGTAGATTTTTAGATTCAGAATCCTCTACTTACATAAGGTTAGTCGCAGATCCTGGAACAGTATATTTAGCAGGAGTTCATATTTTTTCAGGTGAGGGTGTTTCTTTTGATTTAGAAGAAGATCTAACAATAAGTAATCATGGTTATGGTTATGGGAAAATAAGATCACAAACAACAGGTTTAAAAGCTAATGTTCCTCCCTTAACTATAAATTCAATAAATCCTATACCAATAGGGCATAAGTATTCTATAAATGAATATGGAGCTTTATATGGAAGAGATGTTGAAAGTGATCATTTATTTAGACTTAGAATTATTAAAGACAGTGGTAATTTAACATCTAGAGGTACACTAGCTCATATAACACAAGTAATGAATAAAATCAATAACAATGTGTTAGAAGTGAGATATCATGGTGTAAATCAATTATTACAACCTGTATTAGCAATAATTACGCAGAACGGAATAAATCTTAATTCAATAGAATTAGGTTTGCTAAAATCTAGAGCTTCAGAATTTTTAAATTTAACAGATTTAAACATCACAGGAAGCGATCCTAATATAGAGTTAAAAAATATATCTTACGAACCTATTGACCTTAGTATGAGGGTAAAAATTAACCCTTCTGCAGATAGTGATAATGTAAGAAAAGATATTCAAATATCTATATCTAAATATTTAGATTTTAGATACTGGAAACCTGGAGATAGATTTGAATGGGATAATGTACTACAATTAGTAAAAGATCATCCCGATATTGAATATGTCCCAGACACAACATTCTTCCCTAATCAAGATATTGTAACAGATATAACTAAAGTACCTAGAATTAGAGGGTTTTTATTATTAGATTTAAACGGAGGAATAATCTCAACAAGTCCTAGTATAATAAACCCTGTTTATTATCCTGTAGAAGCTGACTTCTCATTTCAATCAACAGTTTTAAGTTCAATATAAATGGCTGAAATAAAAAATATAGAAAGTTTTACAAAAGTAAGCACCTTGCCTGATAATACAGGGAATGTAACTACTTATTTTAATGATAATTTATCTGGTATTTTAAAAGCTGAATTAATAGGGATTGATCCTCAAGAGGAAATAATACAAAGTAATTTTTTTAATACTAAATTAGCAGAAGGAATACTTACTATAGATGAGTTAAAAATCCCAAAAGATTTAGAGATTGTTTTTGATGAGAATGGGCATTTAATCTTAATAGGAGATAATGCAAATAAATATGATATAGACCCTAATACAGGTCACTTAATTTTTACAGAACCATGACTTTAATAAAAGATTTAGGATTAATAGCTGGAATGATAAAATCAAATACAGCACCAACAAATACAGAAATATTTTGGTATGATTCGGCGAGCAACATACAAAAATATTACAATACTAATACTTCAACATGGGAACCTCTTGTAGGGTCATCAAGTTCTTTACAAAATACATTAATTGCAGGGAATACTACTTCAGGAAACAACATAATAATATCACAAGCTGATAAAATTAGATATAAATTAGGGACATTTTTTGGAGATATTCTAATGTCAAATATAACCGCAAATCGTAATTATTCATTACCAGACAAAAGTGGTACTATAGCTATGATAAGTGACATAGCAATTCCTTTAACAGATATACTTGCCACATCAGAATTAACAGGCAATCATGATATTGATTTTGCACAAAATCAAAACGGACTTACTTGGGAGACAATTAATAATAATTTTATTAGAATAGATAATGGTGGTGCTAATGTAAATACAGAAGGCTTAACTTTTATATCACCAACAAAAAATGGAATTTATTTTAATGCTACAGATATTGATAATTCTGGAGATTGGCTTTCAATGAGGATAAATCCTAGTACAAAGAATATAGAGATTACTGCAAATACAGGGAATTATGGAATATCTTTTAACGACTCAGGACAACCTACATCAAGCCATACAATCAATATTAACCAAGATGTTTTTAAATTAAATATAGATGGGTCTTCAGGGTCTATAAGATTTAGTGGAGGTGGGGTAGATATAATGACTATTGATAATTCTAATTCATTAAAAAACACATTTTTTAATAAATTTTTAGCATATGGATCAAATATAATAGATGGTGTACCAGCTTCAGGAATTATGGACATTGGAGATATTTCATTTTTACATTTCACAGATACATCTGCACATGCCCAAGGGATAGTAATAAAAGGTTTAAGCCACCCATCTCCAGGAAGGGTATTAACAATTTATAATAATTCTATATATGTTCTTCAAATGAATCATAATTTTGCAGGTGTTGGAGGTCAAAGAATAAAAACGTTTACAGGAAACACTATAAGTATTCCATCAGGAGCATCAGGGTCTTTTATATATGATGATGATTCTTCATCATGGATTATGATAACTCCGACAGCATAATTAAAAAAAATAGTTATCTTTAGAACTAATAAAAAGACAGTTATGAAATTAATAAAAAGACAGTTATCAAAAGGTAGTGTAGATTATTTATACAAAAGCTTATTAGCAATAAGTTCTGTAAAGAATACCCCTTTAAAAATGAGCATTTCTCGGAATTTAGAGATTATAGGAGATTTAAGAGATAAAATAATTAAAGAAAAAGAAACCTTACTACATTCAATGATAATTATTGATGAGAACGGAGAATATGCAATTAAAGAAGGCTATGTACTTCCTAAAAACGCTATGGGTGCACCCTTTGAAGCTTTCATTTATGAAGATGATTATGATGAATCTATTGCTTTAAAAAAAGTAAAAGCTCTTGAAGATATAATTGTAAATGTAGATATGTATGCTGTAGACATAAATAAGCATATTCAAGTAAAAGATAGTGAAGGTTTTAAAAGAATAAAATTATTAGATGTATTAGAAGATCCTAATAATGATTTAACTCCTGCAAATCTAGTTATTTTTAATAAATACTTACTGTTTGATTCAATTTTAGAAAATATATAATGGCAATAATCAATAATACAAGTAGTGAAATAGGTGATGTAATGTTTATGGTAACAAATATTCCTATTACAGGAATTGTTTCTATAAATAATTTTACAGACATTACTATTGGTGAAAATGCTGGGAAATTTTTTAAAAAAGAATTTAGGTATTCTCTAGATGGGGGATTAAATTTTAACATAGAAGGGTATCAATTATTAAGCCCCTCTATATTAAATGTTATACCTATTGACCCCTCTTATGATATTATATTTGAATATAGATATACAAGGGTTGGAATAGATAATACAGGGGTTTTAGAATGGAGCTCAACAAATTTAATAACAGTTAATCAACCAATTGTTTGTGGTCCTGCTTTTTCCAATAGTATATTTTCTTTCTTCTTCAATACTTGTTATCATCCTCAAGTAATAAATTGGAGTTTAAATGTATTATCTAAATTATATAATCCAGGGATACTTCCTTTATCAATGACAAGGAATGAGAATCAAAATATAAATCAAGAAGATAGAGATTTTATAGATTTCTGGAGATCTATAACTAATTATTATGCTTTATTAGTTGGTTATGCGAGAGGTTTTGAAAATTTTAATAAAAATAAAGGGTTGTTATTAGAATTTTTAAGACAAAGAGGAGTGTTTCTTTGTGAAAATCAAACTTTATTAGATTTAAGATATATCCAAAAGAACTATTGGGATGAAATGAGGCATAGAGGTACTTTACTAATCAGCAAACCTAAAGATTCATTAATAAATGGGAATATTAAACCTGTAGATGGGGAATTATTAAGATTAATATGTTTCAATAAAGATTGTGATGAATTTCTTTTTGATATATCTGAGTTTAATACAATAGGGTGGGTAATAAACAATTGGTCTCCTTTATGGCAAGGTTTATCAACACACAAACAACTAATTAAGATTTATGAAAAATCTGATACAATTGAAGATTTAACAAAATACCCAATACACAATTCAGGATTTGTAGGAACAATAACTATTCCTAGTATTGGTGGAGATGTTATGATAATAAAAAATGTACCAACAGGAGCAACAGCAGGGGTTGGAATATTAAACGGGGTATTTGATCCTATTTATTCAACAAATATAGATCCGAATATACCTTATGAAATAAGTTTTATGGTGAGAGCATCATCTCTAGGAGGGGTGATACCTAAATTAACTTTAAAACTATTTGGGTATAATCAAAACGGAGCAAATCTTAGTTTTCAAGAGATGGATAATTTCTTACTGGCAGATAACCAAATTTTATTAGATCAAATAGAACTTATAGATAATCAATGGATAAAAATAAGTGCTATCCTATACCCTATATCAAAAACTTTTGTTAATAATCCTGACCAAAAATTTACAAATTTAGGTATAGGCAGAAATCTTAAAATAAAAAGCCTAAGTACTTGTAAATTAATTCCTCAAATATTTTTGGATAATACTAACGGGTTAGCAATTAGCGGAAGTATAGAATTATATAGAATAAGATTAACTCCTGCATCTACTAATTATAGTACAGGTTTTATAAATACAAGTAACTTTATCCAAACATGGACAAAAAATAATCAAAAATCTTTAACAGAGTCTGACGTTAAACAGATAATGAAGTCGTATCTTTTGCCATACAAAAGTACATTACAAAACAATTTTTTATAATATGTCGAATTTAAAATTAGCAAATGAACTTTTTTTAGGAAAAGAAGAGTTAAACCATTTAAAGAAATCATTTAAAGAAGAGGGGTATAACCTTTTTTTTAAAAATATGATAAATTCTTATGGTATAGTAAAAGAATCACCATTATTTAATTCATTTAAGATTATTCCAGGGACAAACTTGGGTGATATATCTTTAAAGGCAGGATTAGCCTTTGATGATTCATTAAATATAATAGAAAATAAAATTGATAAAATTGACATATTAAATATCCTTGCAGACAGTATTAATAGATATATTATTTTAAAAAATGATATATCTATTATTGAAGAAGGTTCTATATCAATAACTTCTACAGGAGTGGTTACTGGGGTAGGTACTTTATTTACAGAAATGTTAAGAGGGGGATCTAATTTTCCTTCAAAAATTAGTTTTCCAAATTCAGCATTGAATACTGGAGAATATAATATAGCTTCCGTTACAAGCGATACAATATGTCAATTGAATGTGGCGAATGGAATATTGGCAGCAGAGAATAATTTATCTTACCAAATTGTAGGGACTTTTAATCCAGGATCAACTCCTGCACCAAGTGATAAATTCCCTTTTGAGAAAAATTATTTTCAAATCACATTACAAACAACAGATACATCAAATGGGTTAAATGAATTTTTATTAGGGTCTGTATTAAATGATGGAACAACATTGAATATTGTAGATTTAAGAGCTTCAAATTTATTTAGTATTATAGGAGGTAATAACAGTTCTTTAGGAGATCTTAATTTAAACAACCCTTTAGTAACATTAGTTAAAGGTATGCGAGCTCATACTTCTGATGGAAGCAAAGATAAAATTGATATAAAGTTTGAGTGGGGTTTTAAAACAAATACCTCAGGTTGGTCGTTAGATACAAATACAAATAAGATTAAAATAACTAGTGGTAGTGGAGGGTTATTTTCGAGTAAAGTAGATTTTAACACTGGAGATTTTGACGGTTGGTATATTTATTATAAAGATACTGGATTAAAAATAAAAATAGTACAATCTATAAAATTATTGCCATCAAATGATATTGAGTTAAGTTTAGAAAATTTATCTCAGATAAATTCCGGTGATGGTATAAATCTTGTACCTCCAGGTGAATTATTCCAAATAATTTATGCAGATAATGACAATCCCTTTAACAATAGCAATAAATACTATACCCAATCAATTAATGAAGTTGAAGGATATATAAGTATTTATAATAATTCTGCAGTTACTGTTCGATATAAAGTATTGGGTGGAGGGAAAGAATCTAAAATTAGAAGTTTTCATATAAATGCATCTTATAAAGCTACGAACAATACAGTTGTTTTATTTAATGGTGATGAAATCGTTGATTTAAACTATAAAAATGAATCAATTACAGAAGAATGGACTGGTTTGACATCTTCAACAACAATCACCCCTCCCGTATTAAAATATGGTGGTTCTGGAAGCCCTGTAGCATCATTAAACTCCCCAATACCTATTGAATTTAGATATAAGAAAATAGGCACAACGGTTTTTGTAACAGCTGAATTTAGTATAGATGAAACATTAACTTCTCCAGGACACGGAGAAACCCAGATGGTAATGGAGGGATTACCATTTACTTTATCAAGACTTAATTTTCCTTTAATAGGAACCTGTATAGCTAGTAGCGGAGATGAGAGAACAGATTGTAATATAGGAACTACTACACCAAATTCTATACAAATACAAGTAGCAAAATATACATTAGGGGTTCAAGAGGAATTTGCTGATGCGACAAAACGTCTTAGGATTGCATTTACTGCAGAAATAGATAACGTGTAAAATAAAACATTATGATAAGAATAGGGACAAATATAAAAAAAACGATTTCTCAAGTTAATGAATCTGAAATTCAAATCAACAACATTATTCAAGCTATAACTTCAGATAACCCATTAGCAACGGGGAGTGATTTAATTATAGACTATATTGATGTAAAATCTTGGACATTAAAACAAAATGAAGGAGCCTCTTTTGCTTTAGATATATTAAGTCTAATAGACGCAACTATATTAAATATGGGTGGGTCTTTAAGATTTTTACACATACAGTGCCACAAAGACCTTGTTTCAAAAAAAGAGAGAATAACTCCTTTGAAATTTGAAATTAAAAACAATAATATTAGTTTTTGTAAAACAAGTCAATTTACTTTAGCTAATATTGAAGCTTTGTCATGGACAGATTTAGAAGTATCTAATATAGTGATGGGTGTAAACGAACAAGCAGTATTAACAGTAGTCATAGGATTAGATAAACCATAAATTATGAGATTATTTTTTACAGGAGCAAAAGTTTTTTTAGGAGTACAAATTAATCCAACGTTATCTTTAGGAGGTTTGATATCATCATCTCCTGTACCAAATGATGCGATTAATGCAGTTTTTGGTTCAATATCAGAATATCAAGCATCAAATGGATTAAAAGAGGTTAGAGCGCTTGTTTTAAAAAATGAAACAGGAGCAGATGTTAATAATATAAAAATCTGGTATGAGAACAATTCTGCAGAATCCATATCTAATTTTAAAATGGGATTAGTAACTGTCGGTGTAGATGCTTGTGGAGATGTTTTTTTAGAAAAAATACAGAATGCACAAACTTCACCAATATATGCTTCACTAACAGACAATAGGAATGAACCAAATTCAATAATCATCCCAACACTCCTCCAAGATGAATATATAGGGCTATGGATAGAACGTTCAATAAACACTAGTGCTGTAAAAAAATATAATTCTTGTGATAATTTATATGCAAAGCATATACTTGAAGAAAAACCTCATATTCAAGAATTAACAGTAATACCAGATAATAACGGAAGTTTGTCTGGGACATATTTCTTTATTAATTCTAAAAAAGAAAGATTTTATATTTGGTATGATAATGGATCCACAATTAATCCAAATATTGCAGGTAGAGAAGGTGTTAAAATATCAATCTTAGATAATGATACTGATTTAATTATAGCTTTAAAAACAAAAGCTCAATTAGATTTAATATTAAATCAAAGAGGTTTATTTAATATATCTATTAATACTAATATTTTAACTATTGAAACTATTGATAACGGCATTGTTAATGATATTTCTGTTGAAACAACAAACTTCTCCTCAAATACAACACAAACCGGAGCATCCAGTCAATCCAACCAAGTTGAAGAAATTAATTTATTTATCAATTTCTAAAAAATATTAGGTTAATAGAAATATAAGCTATATATTTAGCAAAACAAAAAGGATGATAAACCCTGTTGATAAGATTATTGATCTTATAGAGGAATCTTACTTAATGTGTTATATTGCATTGACTGAAAATAGAGATTGCGAATTTGAATTATCTGAAAAAGATTTAAAGTTAGTTTTTAATTTTATAAACCTATTAAATGACAATAAAAATTCATTATATAGTATAGGTAAAGACTATATAACTAAGTATTTTATATTTCAATTTGATTATTGGAAAGGTTTGGATACAAGGTTTGGTCAAAAAATTCCTCTATCTTGGTTTATTGGAAAAAAAGCATATTTACGTTGGGTAAATAGAAAAGAACATGATTTGTGGCATGCAAAAAATACTGCAAAAAAATATAATTTAGGTAAAATAAAAAATAAGAAAAAAAACAGAGATCTTTTAAAAATTCAAAAATATGAAGAGCTTGAAAAATCTAGATTTTTTAATAAAACAATAGGCTTTGTTAATTGTATTGAAACAACAACTCTGTACAATCATAGATCTTTAAATTGTATGGTTTGTAAATATAATAAGGATTGTAAAAAACTTTTAAAAGAAAATTACCCAAATATATATATTAATAGAGGTTATTTAAAAAATGAAAAAAACAAAATTAAATAGAGGGTGTAGTAAGTTAGTAAGTTGTAAAAAACTAAAAAGAAAACCTTTAAAATTAAACAGAAAAAAAATAAATTTTAAATCAAAAAAACAAGAATCTATAGAAGCTTCTTACAAAGATGTCAAAAAGAAAAATTTCAATGAAGAAACTTTATGTAGTGGTTGCGAAAAAACACTACAATCAACACCATCACATTTAATACCCAGAAGCTGGAATCGTAGTTTAGTAGACAATGAATTAAATATAAAACCTCATTGTATTAAGTGTCATCAAGTGTGGGAAAGTAAAGATAGAGTATTTCTATTAGATTATAAAGAGAACTTAAAGATAGTAAAAAAATTAGATATTAGTTATTACCAAATATTAAAAAGAAATGAGTAAAAAAATAATTATAGATGATAAATATTTTTTAACCAATGATTCAAATCAGTGGGTATTAAATTATGAAAGTAAAGGTGATTTGAATGAAAAAACTGGAAAACCAACAGTTACTACAGATAAATGGTATTCGGGATCTCTAGAAGCTTCTTTAAAAAGGTATATAAATGAAGTATCAAAACCAGCAACTGATTGGGAGGCATTAACTGATTTTATCACTTATGGAATGAATCAAATTGACCTTTTAGTAAAAAATTTATCAGATAAATGAAACATTTAAAAGATGCAGGAGAAAATTACGTATGTGAAGAAGAAAATGGGATAAGGCCTATATCTAAGATAGATGGTGAAATCATAATAGAACTTCTAAAAATACTTGATTTAAGAGGAGGAAATAAAGAATTGTATCAAATCATTAAAGCTTGGAAAAAAGAACAAGATGGCCATGTATTAGATAGGTTAATCCAATATTATTTAAGCTTAGATGATGAGACTGGAGAAAACTCTCAAGAAGGGGGAAAATCAAAAAATAGTACAAATTTTTTAAAAATAAGAAACAACATATTCCAAGCAGATGGATTAATTCTATTTCAAACAAATATAAGATGGAAAGATGCAAGGAAATTATACAGTATAGTAATCAATCCTAAAGATTTAGTTTATGAAAAATCTTTATATAAAGACATTTGGATTGATTATTTTTCTGAAAAAGATCGTAATAAGGATTTTGAAAAAATCCAAAGTGAAATGGAAAACAATGAAAGTATAAGATTCATAAAAATTGAATAAGATGGCAAAAGTAACTACAGTAGTATTAACCCAAGGAAAAGATTTTACCACGACAGGTTTAAAAGACTTTTTGAATAATAAATATGGGAGTAAAAAAACAGGAAAAAGCTTCACGATTGGAGATTTACAACAATATGCTCTAGCAGGGAGATTCCCAGAACAGTATGGGGGTCATCCTATATCAACCTTTGAAAATAAAGAGATCGGCATTAAAATATTGACTGTAGATTTTACAAAATCAGCATTCAAAGAAGATTAAATATTTGTAATAAAGAACCGTAAAATTTAAAGAAATGGCAGGAAACCTTAATAATATAATAGTTTATGATTTAGAAACAGGAGGTTTCACTCCTGGAGTTCATGGAGTTTGTGAAGTGGCAATGATTGCTATTGATATTAACACCTTAGAAGAAATAGGAAGATATGAAGCAATTATCCAACCTTATCAAAGGCAAGATGGTACAGAAATGCAATATGAGCCTGGAGCATTCAAAGTTAATGGACTGTCTGTGAAGAAAATCCAGAATGGAAAACCTGGAAGTGTTGTTGTTAAAGAAATAATAGCATTCGCTAAAGCTCATAAGAGTAAGTCTAAAAAACCAATATTATCAGGGCACAATATAGATAAGTTTGATAATCCTCACCTAGATGATCTATTCCTATGTCACAAGGCTGATGTAACAAAACATTTTGAAAACGATTCAATAGATACTTTAAAGTGGGCAAGGTTAAAGTGGATAGATGATCCTGATATGGTTAAATTTAATCTAGGTGCTTGTTGTAAAAAATTAGGAATAAGATTAATTGATGCACATTCAGCCATGCCTGATACAGAGGCAAATAAAAAAGTTTTAATAAGTTTTTTAAAATCTTTAAGGGGTGATGGTCTTTCTACTGAAGAGGATTATGAAGCTCCAAAAAAAGATAGGGTTGAATTTAAGTTTTAAAAATGCCTAGACAAGAAAGATCTCCCTTAGAAATAAAATCTAAGCCTCTCAGAATAAATCAACAAAGAGACATTTATAGAACTATGTTTTCTATAGTTGAAAATTTAGATATAAATGCTATAAATGAGTTATCTCAAGGATCAACAACAGATATAGATAATTTGTTTGAAGTGTTGTTAGAAGAGACTTCTAGCGTATTAACGAGTGAACATACTCATTTAAACGTAGGAGCTTTTGGCTATTTAGATAGATTTACAGAATCTGTAGAAGAAACATTAAGATGTTCCTCCCTAAACTACTTTATTTCAAATGTATTAAAAGATTTTACTTTAGGGTGGCATAATTTAGAATGGGGAAATTTAATCCAAATACATAGGTTATTATGTATACTTGCAGCAAGAGATCACTCTAAATCTTATCAATTCTCTTTTGCATACCCATTATGGCAATTATATAGATATAAGAAAACAGATCAATTTGGAAGAATTGCTTCTAAAGAATTTAGAATGTCTAGAGAAGGAATGATCGTTACTAATGAATATGGATTAGCAGCCCACTTCCTTAGGATGATTAAAGATGAGATTGATAATAATGACATTCTAAGGAAAAGATTAATGCCTGACTCTAAATCTCAAGGTTGGGGTAATGAAAGAATTTTAGCGAAAAACGGAGCAGAAGTATATATTAAATCTGCAGGGTCAAAGATTAGAGGGCACCACCCTACTTGGATTGTTATGGATGATTTTTTAAATGAATCATCACTTTATAGTCAGGATCAAAGAGATAAATATTGGAATATTTTCTCTGCAGTTATTTTCCCAGCACTTTCACCAGGAGGCCAATTAGCTATGGTAGGTACACCCTTTTTTGAAAAAGATCTTTATGGGACTTTAAAAGAAAAAAGATCAGCTAACCCAAAAGATGATTTATTTCAGATTTTTGAGTATCCTGCGATATTTCCAGACGGAACATTATTATTCCCAGAAAGACATACTTATGAAAGTTTAATGCAAAAAAAAGCTCTTTTAGGATCTTTAATATTTTCAAGAGAAATATTAGTAAAACCTATATCAGACGGATCTACAATTTTTCCATGGGCTATTTTGAGGAACTCTATAAAAGGACAGCAAGAAACTGTATTAACATCAAACATAGATCAAGCGAAAAGGAAATTCGTAAGAGTCGCTGTAGGTTGTGATTTTGCTATATCATCTTCAATAGGAGCTGATTATTCTTGTTTTGTAATAGGAGGTTTGGATGAATATGGACAAATACATATCCTCAATTGTTGGAGAAGGAAAGGTGCAAGTTATTCTCAACAAATAGCAGCATTGAAAAAAATAAATAGAGATTTTCGGCCTGATGTATTCGTAGTAGAAACAAATGGCATGCAAGAAATATTTTTACAAGAACTAGAAACAGCTGGATTACCTGTAGTAGGTCAAACAACAGGTAGTGAAAAAAAATCATTTTATGTAGGAGTTCCTGCATTATCAATATTATTTGAAACATCAAAAATTTGTTTCCCATATGGAGATGAACCTTCAAAACATATAACTGATTTATTTCATTCTGAATTAAATAGTATTACATTTATTCAAGATAAAGGTAAACTAGAAAGTATCAGTCAACATGATGATGCGGCAATGGGTACATGGCAATTAGTAAAAGGTTTAAAATGGGGGATTGATAAGTTTGATTTCTCTTTTATAGGATAAAAAGAATGGAATTATGGAAGGTTTAAATGAAAATTATATAATTGAGTTATTTAAAATGTGTTTAAGGAATAGGAGAGTATTAGAAGCTTCTATACCTCATATAAAGAATTCTTTTTTACCAAATGAAGAAACTAAACAAGTTTGGGAATTGATGAAAACTTATTATAATGCAACTTCAAAACTGATAACTTTAGGGATGATATCTCAAGAGTATTCTCAAGATTTAAAAGTATTAAAAGTAGTATCTAATATTAAAGATGCTCAACTTCCAGATAAAGAGAGTGTGTTATCTCAATTAGAAAATTTTGTAAAGAGTAGTATATTCCATGAAGCTTATGATCAACTATCAGATCTTTATAATCAAGGCCAAAAACAAAAGGCTTATGAGTTAATGAAAGATACTGCAGAAAAAATAGGAGATTTTTCAATTAAAGAAAAATATTTTACAAATTTATACGGTAAATTCCAAGAAAGACATAGGGAAAGAATTCAAAGAAAAGAATCCGGAGAAATGCTTGGAGAAAAAATACCTACAGGAATAGATGAATTTGATAAAATAACAAGGGGAGGTGTTAATAAAGGAGATACCTTATTAGCATTAGCACAATCAGGTGTTGGAAAAACTAAATTTTTAAGAAGTGTTGGCTTAGCAGCATCTAGAAGAGGTTTTAAAGGATTACATATATCTGCAGAGGGTACTTTACAAGAAAATTTAGATGCTTATGATGCTGGAGTTTCTGGGCAAAAGCTTAGAGATATTGAAGGTGCAAATATAAGTCAAGAAATTATTGACAAAATAAAGATTGCTGCTAGAAATATTACTTTGAAAGGTGGTGAAGTATTTATTGAAGCTTTTGAACAATTTGATACAGCAACAATTTCTGATGTAAGAAATTTAATATTAGAGATTGAGAAAATACATGGGAAATTAAGCTTCTTATGTTTAGATTATTTAGAATTATTTGATCCAGGCGATGGGAAAAGATATGGAACGTCTAATGATCAAGAAAGGAAGAGGAGAGAATCTGTATCAAATAAATTAAAAAACATTGCAGTTGAGTTTAATATGGCTGTATTCACCGCAACTCAAGCATCTACAGTTAGTCCAGAATTATTAAATGACCCAGAATTCTTCCAAACAAGATATAATATTTCAGAATTTAAAGGAGTTATAAAACCTTTTTCATATTTTATTACATTTAATAAAACTAAAGATGAGAATGAAATATCAATGATGAGAATTTATATGGATAAGGTGAGAAAATATGCAGGAGGACAAATTATAAAAATCTATCAAAGATATGATAGAGAGCGCTTTTATGATAGAAAAAAGACTATAAACACACTTTATCAACCATAAATGAAATTAACTAGGATACATAAGTTTATAGAAAGGGAATTTAGAGTGAATTTCTCATCAAAATCAAGTAAAGGATGGATGATGAGTCCAAACGAATGCCCTTGGTGTGGTAAAGGTGATGAACATTTAGGCATAAGGTTTAATACACCAACAGCAAAATATAATAATCATATTTCATTTCATTGTTTTAAATGTGATGAGAAGGGTGGTGAGTTTAAGCTATTGAGAGCAATAGGGCAGGCTAATATCATTAAAGATGGAGAATATATTGATCATTCAAAAAAACTAGAAAAGAGAGTTGTAGTAATGGATGTAGATCATTCAAAAAAAATTAATTTAAAATCACCTAAAAGAATAGCTCCTATAGGTTTTAAAAGAATAGATTATTGTGATTATTTAGATTCTAGAGGTTTTGAACCTTGGCAATATGAATTATATAATGTTGGGAAAACTTCATTAGATTATAGATTAAAAGATTATGTAATTTTTTTAATTAAAGAAAAGGGAATTATCAAAGGAAATGTTTCTAGATCTATTAAAAGTAAAGAGTGGATAAAGAGCTTTAACGAGAATGTTAAAACTTTTAATAAAAAAAGACCTCCAGGGGAAAAGAAAAAATTAAAATATCTTAGGTATAGAAATGATGAAGCAGAATTTGATAAATTGTTAATGGGAATAGATGAAGTTAATAAAGGTACAAAAGTTGCAATTTTAGTAGAGGGCATTATGGATAAAGCTAATGTAGATAAGTTATTGAAATTAAACTTAGACTCTTCAGTTAAATGTTTATGTACCTTTGGTAAAAAAATTAGTGATGAACAAATTTTAAAATTAAGAGAATGGGGACTTAATATCTCAACTATAATTTTAATATATGATCCTGATGCTGTAGAAGACAGTAAAACTGAAGGGTATAGATTAAAACAGGTATTTAAAAAAGTATTAATTGGTTTTACAAGTGAAAACGATCCAGGAGATGTTGATTTAGAAGAACTTAATTATATAATTGATACAGCTGAACCTCCTTTAAATTTTAAAATCAATAAAATTCAGAAGAAAAAACTAAGATAATTAAATATATTATACATATATTTAGGAAGTCAAATTCAGAAGAAAAACTCTATAAAATCAAAGAATGTAAATGGAAAGCCGATCAAAAACAAGAAACCAATCTCTTTATGAATATCTAGAGGCATTGCAATTAGAATTCATACAAACAGAATTAAGGAGAAAAATTTATTCAAAAGCTAAAGATAAAAAGTTTTGGGAAAAAGTTTTAGTGAAAAAAGAAGCTAAGATAAAAGATATTTCATCAAGAAATGGATTACCTTCTATTTTTAATAATGACGCAATTAAAGCTCAATACAGATCTAAGATTTTTAATGAAACAGGTATTCCTAACTTTTTTTATAAAAATGATATTGACAAATATGAGTTTGAATTAAAAGATTTTAAATATTATTTTAGTTCAGGATCAGAAGTAAAAGTTATTACAGATATAGGTAAAATAACCATAGGAAAAATATCTAAACAACCTAAATTAAATGATACAACAATATCAATAAAATTTAGAGGTGAAGAACAAGAACAAATATGCTCGATTGAGTATGTTACTAGAATTTTATAAAACAAGAAAAATGAAAAAGACTGTACAAACAATTACAAGAAAGTGTAACTTTGACTCAGGGCATAGAGTAATGAATGAGGCTATGAAATGCTTTAATATTCATGGACATACATATCTAGCAGAGGTTACTTTTGAATTCAATGAAATGGAAGAAATAGGTTATGCTATTGATTTTAAAGAAATTAAAAGAGTCGGTTTACAATGGATAGATGATATTTTAGATCATGGAATGATACTAAATCCAGAAGATAGAAAACTTATAGAAACAACATTATCTTTAGGAAGTAAATTATGGCTTATGTCTTTAAATGGGGTAGGAAAATATTGTAACCCATCTGCAGAAAATATAGCAAAAGAAATATTTTTAGCTCAAGAAGTTTTATTCCAAAATTATGAAAACCTTGAAATATCTCATATCAAATTAGCTGAAACCCCTAACTGTTGGGTTGGGTGTACTAAAGATTCAATTTCTAAGAAAGAAAGAAAACACTGGAGGGATAGAAATTTAAAGGATGTTTCAAATTATGCTAAAGAAAAAGGTATAATGGAATATGATGACAGAAAAATAAAATAAATATTAGGTTAATAGAAATATAAGCTATATATTTAGCATAAATCAAATCAAAAATAAAAAAGAATGGGTATTATAAAAATCAGCCATGAGGTACCTCTGGTGATGCTAAAAGAATCGTTAAATTTTAATGATTATCAATATTGTTTAGTACACTTATTAGAGGAATCAAAATCATATTTAAAACATTTTGAAGAATGTAGAGATAATAAGATTCCTGTTTTATTAGACAATAGCTTATTCGAGTTAGGAGAAGCCTTTACAAACGATAGGTTTGCTAAGTTTATTAGAATCCTAAAACCTAACCAGTATGTTATACCTGATGTTTTTAATGATTATAGAGGTACCATAAGAAACGTTTTAAAATGGAAAGAAAGTGGTTATTTTGAAGAATTTAAAGAATCAGAATCTATAGGCGTAATTCAAGGAAATACATATGAAGAATATGTAAAATGTTATAAATCATTAGATGAATCAGGAGTAGATGTCTTGGCAATTTCTTTTGGGTATGATTACTACTCTTTAAAAAACCCATATATTGACAAAAACCAAGCAAGAATGTTTGGTAGAATTACTTTAATCAATAGACTTATTAAAGATAAAGTAATCAATCCAAAAAAGAAACATCATTTATTAGGAGCTGGATTACCTCAGGAATTCATGTTTTACAAACACCCAAAATTTCATTTTATAAAACAGTTAGATACATCATCACCAATTATTCATGGGATGCATAATATAAGATATATGCAAGGAGGTCTAATTCATAAACTAGAAGTGAAATTAGCAGATGAATTAAATACTCAAATAAGTGAAACACAAATGTCTTTGATTTATAAAAATATTGATAAATTTAGAAAATTAATAGAATCATAATTTATGAAAATAGCTATATCAGGTCCTCAATGTACGGGAAAAACAACCTTATTAGAACAAATCTCAAAAGATGATACTTTTAAAGATTTTAAGATAATTAAAGAGGTTGTTAGAACTATTAAAAAAAGATGGGAAAAGAAAGGTGAAATTTTTGAATTTAATAGATCTGGAGATAAAAAATCTCAAATAGCTATTTTAGAAGAACATCATAGAAATACTTTAAATTTAAAAAACCCACATTATATTACAGATCGTTGTTCTTGGGATGCTTTTACTTATGCAACCTACAATTATATAAGTGGTCATTTTTCTTTTGAAGAATGGGTTAGTTTTAAAGAAGTTTTTATTGAAACTATAAGCTCCTATGATTTAATAATTTATCTTCCTACAGGATTGATCCCTATGAAAGATGATTCTATAAGAGATATTGATGTTTCTTTTCAAGAAGAAATTGGAAAATTGTTTATGGAAATAGCAAAAGAATATAAAATTAAATTTATTTTGTTTGATTCCTTAGAAAATAGAGTAGAATATTTAAAAAGTTTATTATGAAAAAGAAAGCTGTATTATCTCTTAGTGGAGGATTAGATAGTAGTACCTTATTGCTATACTTATTGAATAAAGGATATGAAGTAAAAGTCATAGTTTTTGATTATGGTCAAAAACATTCAGTAGAAATAGAAAGGGCTAAAAGTTTATGGGATTATTTGGTTAAAAAAGGGTTGATTAAAAATTATTATGATTTTCATTTAATAAAAATGAATATAGGAGATCTACTTCATTCTAATTTAGTTAAAGGTGGAGAAGATGTTCCTGAAGGGCATTATCAAGAAGATAATATGAAATCAACAGTAGTACCAAACAGGAATAAAATATTCAGTTCAATTATCCAAGCTGCAGCACTAAGCTGGGCTATAGAAACTGGTTCAAAAGTAGATATTTCTATGGGCATTCATAGCGGTGATCATGATGTTTATCCTGATTGTAGACAAGAATTTAGAGACATAGATTTCAAAGCTTTTCAATCAGGTAATTGGGATTCAGAAAAAGTATCTCTTAATACACCTTTTTTAAATGGAGATAAAACAGATATTCTAAAAAATGGATTATCTTGTTGTATTGATTTAGGTATTGATTACAAAGAAATCTACAAAAGAACCAACACATCATACAAACCTATTTATATTAATGGTGAATGGTATTCTGATTATAAATCAGCATCTTCAGTTGAAAGGGTAGAATCTTTTTTAAAATTAGGGATTGAAGATCCAGTAAAATATGCAGATGAAACGGGAGAAGTTTCTTGGGAAAAGGTTGTAACAGAAGTAACTAAAATTTTAAAAAATTATGAATCCTAAAGAATATAGTAAAAATCAACCTATAATAGAGATGTATGGGTGTTTACAAAGTGAAGGTAAATTAACAGGGGTTCCTCATATTTTAATTAGGACTACTGGCTGTACATTACGTTGTCAATTTTCTAAAACAGATTTCTGTGATAGTTCTTATACATCATGGTCTCCAGAAAAAGGAACCTTTTCATTAAATAATGTGATTAATTTTTTTAAAAAACATCCCCAAATTAAACACACAATGATAACTGGAGGGTCTCCAACAATGCATGAAAATTTATTAAGAGAATTATGTATTATAGCTAAAAGTTTTGGTCATTATATAACAATAGAAACTGAAGGGTCTAAATATGTTAGTACTGTAGCTGATTTTATATCATTATCTCCTAAATTTAGCAATTCTACACCAAAGTTAGGAACTTTACAACCTAATGGGAAGGAAGTTACGTTATCTCATGTTAAAAGGCATGAAAAATATCGAAAAAACCATGAAGCTATGGGTAAAATGATCAAAGCTCATGGAGAATATCAATTAAAGCCTGTAGTTTCTTCTGTAGATGATTTAGAAGAAATTAAATATATTCAAGAAAAACTAAATATACCAAACAATAAAGTTTATTTAATGCCAGCGGGAGGGACAGTATCTGAGTTAGAAAAACATAGATCTTGGCTTATGGAATATTGCTGGCAAAATGGTTATAATTATACAGACCGTATCCATATAATAGCCTATGGAGAAAAGAGAGGATTTTAAAAACTCAAGCAAACGAGTAAAAAAAACTAAATTATGCAAGAAAAAAGTAAAACAAACCCAGAATTAGGAGAAGCTGTACATAAACATTTAGAAAAAGTTGGAGTAGAAACTCCAATGAATGATTATTTCGGGAATGACGCAGGTAAGAAAGATATAATTGAAAAAAGCTTCAGAGAAATAATGCATGCATTAAATCTAGATCTTAATGATGATTCTTTAGTAGATACACCAAAAAGAGTCGCAAAAATGTATATTGATGAATTATTTTATGGATTAAATTATAAAAATTTCCCAAAATGTACTGTTGTTAAAAATAAAATGGGGTATGAGGAAATGGTGATAGAAAAAGATATTACAGCTATATCAAATTGTGAGCATCATTTTATAGTAATTGACGGACATTGCCATATAGCATATATCCCAAAGGATAATGTACTAGGTTTAAGTAAAATGAATCGTATTGTAGACTTTTTCTGTAAAAGGCCTCAAATTCAAGAGCGTTGCACAGAACAAATTTATCATGCTTTATCTTTTATTTTAAAAACCAAAGATATAGCAGTGGTTTTAGAGGGTGTGCACTATTGTGTAAAAGCTAGAGGGATAAGAGATACTAATTCTTCAACAATTACATCTAAAATGGGAGGAGTTTTTAGAGAAAATAGTGATTGCAGAAGAGAATTTTTATCATTAATAAAATAATTTATGAATAATAAAACTCTCTACTCAGAAAAAAGGATCCAAAAAAAAGTATATATTTTAGCAAATCAAATTCATAAAGCTAAAATTGATGATCCTGTAATTTTAATAGTGCTTGATGGGGCTATGTTTTTTGCAACAGATTTATTAAAAGCTTTGAGCTACTGGGATATTTATCCTGAAATAGAAACTGTTCAAATTAAAAGTTATAAAAAAAATAGAATCCAAGGAAGAATTAGGTTGCTTAAAAAGTGGAAGAATTCTTTAAAAAACAGAAATGTTATAATTGTTGAAGATATAATAGATTCAGGAAAAACAGTAGATTTTTTAATAAAAAAACTCAAAAAGAAATCTGTTAAAAAGGTTTTTACAGCATCTTTATTAAAAAGACAAGGCTGTGATGTTTTTATAGATTTTCTAGGATTTATAGTAAAAAAGAATGTGTGGGTTGTAGGTTATGGCCTTGATAATAATAATAAGCAAAGAAGCTTACAAGAAATAATTGAATTATGAATAAAATGATAGAAGATGTAAAGCTATTCTCAGAAACTTTCGGGAAACTTGTAAATAAAAAACCTGTAATGGTAGATAATGAAGATTTTAACTTTATTTATGAATTTATAAAAGAAGAATTAGAAGAGTTTAAAGAAGCCCATCAAGCATCAGATTTAGTAGGTGTAGCAGACGCTTTTGCAGATATACAATATGTGTTAAATGCAGGGATATTAGCATATGGTATGCAAGACGCGTTTAAAGAGTTGTATGATGAAGTACAAGCTTCTAATATGTCTAAGTCTTGTAAAGATATGGAAGAAGCTTATAAAACAATAGACCTTAGAAGCCTTGAACATGGACCTTGTCATTTTGAGAGACAAGGAGATTTATTTATTGTTTATAGAACAAGAGATAGGAAGGTAATGAAATGTATAAACTACTTCAAGCCAAATTTAGAACCTATTTTATCAAAATATTTGTAATATATAAATATATGATGTATATTTAGGCATGATTAGACAAATAACAAACCTAGCAGAAGATCAAATAATTTTTGATTGTTTCTTTATGTCGCAAAAACAATTTGTGAATGTTTATGGACATCTTTACCCTATATTTAATATAGAAGAATTAGAAAATTTTTGGGATTTCGTAAGAGATTCATCCTTAAAGTATAAAAGAAATACGGAAATAACAACAATCCCAAAAGCTTTTATGCATTTAAAAAAAGAAAATGTTAATTTATATAAGGATAAAGAGAATCATTATAAAGAACAATTAAAAAAGGCTGATCAATTTTTAAAAGATTATACAGAATATTTAGATGAAAAAGAAAATAAAAGAACCTCTTGAAAAAATTGTTAGTTGTGAAATTAACAATGAGTTTCACGCTTTAATTTTATTAGAATTAAAATTAATAGAATTAGGCGGGGAGTCTTTTATAGAATCGTGTTTTTGTATAAAAGATTTTATAGATATGATTGTAGTGTTTGGTGATGGAATTTATACAGATCATTTAGATTCGGGCTTTTGGAATGCTTTGATTTTAGGAGAAAACCAATCAAGAAAAGGTCCAATCCTAAATCCTAAACTTAAAAAAAATGATAGTCGTGTATTAAAACCTGTAGCAGAAGCTATAATAAAAATGCAAGACACATTAAGATATGCGTTCACAATAAAAGGTATTACTATTATACATCAAGACAACCAAGTAATTTGTAGTTTAATAAATTGGAGAAAAATAGAAGGCTCAGTAAGAGATTTTTCATGTGAAGTAATATTCAATCAGATAAAGAAATTAGACCTGTTAAAAGAGCTAATATCAGAATCTCTTGCTGATGATAAAGAATTTAAAAGATATCAAAAAGCAGCAGGAATAAAGTATTTTTGTATTGATGAAATAATTGAATTAATGTCTGATAATAATTTAATAAAAAATATATGTTAAAAGAATGGATAGAGAATAATTCTCTAGATTGTAAAATTATCGCATCTAAAGTAATTGAAACACCAATAGGTGTAATGGTAGAAATAATTCCAGAACCTGAAGAAAAATTATTTAATAATAATTTTGAATTAATGGTTTCTTCAGAAGACTTTAATTTAAAAGAACAAACTGATGCAAAATATTATTTATTTAATTTTGGAGGTAATTATTATTATTCAGATTCAAATAAACCAATACAACCAGAATTAAATATTTTTAAATATATAGGTGAGTCAAAAAAAAGAAAATACAAATGGCCATTCCTTGGTATTCATGGTAGATATGAATTAATGAATGGAACTAGAGAATATAAAGATTGGTGTATTAAGGCTAATTTTTTGAAAATTAAAACTTTAGGCATTTGTGAACACTCTACTTTAGCTGGAACACTACCTTTTCAAAATGCTTGTAATGACGCAGGAATAAAACCTATAATAGGAGGAACTTACACTGTAGAAAGAAACAATACTCAAACATATGATGTAAAATTATATGCTATGAATAAAACTGGTTGGAGAAATTTATTAAGAGTAAATAAAGTAGTCAATGTAGACAACTCAGAAGAAAAGACTATTAAAGAGTGGGATCTAATTAAATACTTTTCAGAAGGTTTAGTATGTGTTATTGACCCTTCAGGGAAATATTCTATAGGCAATGTTATTGACATGATGTGGAGAGGAAGTTTCTTTAATTTATTCATGCAATTTGATGTAACTGAATCAATAAGTAATGACAGAGATATTGAAAAATTGAATAGATTGAAATATTATTTAGATAATTTTACAGAGTTAATTCAACCTATAATAATAAGTGATGCTTATTATTTAGATAAAGAAGAATTTGAAATAAAAGAATTATTAAATAGCGCAGGGTCTGTAAAAGGTCAAATAGCATCAGAAGACAAATACTTCAAACATTTAGATGATATAATGGGTTCTATGGATTCTTTATTCAAACAAACAGACGAAAGATTTGAAGAAGTGTTAAGACAAGGAGTCTTAAACTGTAATTGGATTGCTGAAAAATCAAATTTTATAATTGAAACAGGGAATAGATACCTTCCTGTTTATGAAATGTCAATTGAAGAAAAAGATATTCATGAGACTAATGTAAAAATGTTCTTAAATCTTATTGAAGAAGGGGTTGAAAAAACTAAAATTCTAGAAAAGTATTCTGAAGATGAAGTATATGATAGAATTGAAGAAGAAGCTAAAGTTATTATAAATGCTAATGTACATGATTATTTTTTAATAACTTGGGATGAAGTAGAATGGTGTAAAAAGAATAATATTTTAACAGGGCTTGGTAGAGGGAGTGCAGCAGGTTGTTTAATTTCATATTTATTAGGTATAGTTAGAATTAACCCTTTAGATTATGGGCTTATTTTTGAAAGATTCCTAAATCCTGGAAGGGCGGCAAAATCTTTACCAGATATTGATTTAGATCATGAAGGTTTAAGAAGAGATGAAGTTAAAAGGTATATGGAGAATAAATATGGCCAAGACTTTGTAGCCTCAATTGGGACTTTTACAACATTACAGATGAGGGCTGCAATGAAAGAATTAAACAGATTAATCGGTAAAACAGATACAGGTACAATGAATTATGTATCTCAAATTTTTGATGGTAAAAAATGGGAACAATTATTTTCAGAAGCAGTAAAAAAGCCACAATTAAAAAAATGGATATTTAATAATCCTGAATTAGTTAATTTAATTCCATTATGTTTTAACTCTCCAAAATCACAATCAGTACACCCTTGTGCTACAATAGTTATACCTAAAAGTCAGGATGAAAAAGGGAATGAAATAACAATTTTTGATAGAATCCCAATGCGTATGGATGATAATGGAATGTTAGTAACTGAATGGGAAGGTGGGATGATTGAAGATGCTGGGTATTTAAAACAAGATATTTTAGGAATTAAACAATTAGATAAATTTAGAAAAATTATTAATTTAATTAAAGAATCAGTTAATATTGATATCGATATATATAATATACCTTTAGAAGACGTTGAAGTTTTATCTTATTTTGGAAAAGGCTTAACAAAAGATGTATTTCACTTTGGATCTGAAGGCTTATCTAATTATATGAGGATGATGAATCCTAATTCAATAGATGATTTAATTAATGCAAATGCTCTATTTAGACCAGGAACTATGGCTTCAAACGCTCATATAGATTATATTAAATTAAAGGAGGGTGAAAAATCCCCTATATATGATTTTGGATTAAAAGAAGTAACAGAAAATACATTTGGCTTATATATATTCCAAGAGCAAGTAATGATGGCTTGTAGAGTTTTAGGAGGTTTTAGCTTAGGAGAAGCGGATGATATTAGAAAAGCTATGGGGAAGCAAAAATTAAACCTAATTCAAACGTATAGAAGTAGGTTTATAGATAATGCCATAAAGTTAAATTGTCCAGAAAAAGAAGCTGTAGATATTTGGCAAAAATTAGAAGTTTTTGCAGGATATGGTTTTAATAAATCACATGCTGCAGCTTATGCTATAACTGGATATATTTGTAATTGGTTAAAGCATTATTACCCAGTACAATTTTGGGTTACTGCATTACAGTTTACAAAAGATGACCAAATTCCAAGCTTTGTAGGGGAAATAAATAAGACTAAATCAATAGAAATTATGCCTCCTGATATAAATAATTCGAATGTAAATTTTATCGCAGATTACAAAGAAAGAAGAATTTTTTGGTCTATAACAAAAATTAAGCATGTTGGAGAATCTTCTGTAGAAATTCTTTTAGAAGAGAGAATTGAAAATGGGCCCTTTAAATCATTAGAAGATTTCCTTGAAAGAGTTGAAAAACGTAGATTTAATAAGAGATCTGTAACCCATATGATATTAGCTGGGTGTTTTGATTTAATGTATAACATATCTAATGTAAAGGAGAGAAAATCAATTATTCAAGATTTTTATATAGCTCGAGATATAAAACCTAAAGATTTTGCAGAGTGGTATACTTCTGATTCAACAGATCATGAATGGTTTTGGATATTAAAACAACATGAAGTTTCGGGATTAGGAGATATGTCTTATAGAAAAGCATTGTCTTTTTCAAAAGAATTAAGTTCTCATATTTCTATGTTTGCGGATCCTGAGAGGTTTTATTCAGAAGAAGTTTGTGGAGAACACGTTGTTATAGGAGGTATCATTACTAGTGTTGAAGAAAAAAAGACTAAAAAGGGGATGATGGGGTCTATTACTTTAGATTGTAACACTGAATTAATTAAAATCAGGGTTTGGTCGGAGCAATGGGAAGGAGATAAAGAAGGTTATGGATCTATGAGAAATGATTTATTAAAAGCAAAAGGAAGGATTTTATTCATTTCAGGAAAAGTTGCAGAACCATCACAATGGAACCCAGATAACATATTACAAACAGTGGGTGGAAAAAGAAGAACTTTGTGGGATATCTTATAAAAATATTAGGTTAATAGAAATATAGGCTATATATTTAGGTCATAATTAAAAAGGAGGGTAAATACCATGAATTCAGATTTCAAATTATCAAAAAAAGAAATTATTCTTTTAATAAAGTTAGCGAATGAATATAATGAAATTGTAGGTTTTTTACCCGCACCAGGGGCAGTTTGGAGATCTAAAGAATCAGAAGATTTTAGAAAAAGATCAAGTGACTGGGAGTCTAAGGTTTTTGGTAATGAATGGTATACTTTAACAAAGCAATTACAAGAGATATGCCATGGCGCACAATTTTTCTTTTTGAAGTGTCAACATGATGGTTTTAAAGAAGCATTGCTAAAAACAGAGATATTGTTATTAAGAGATATAATTGATATAATTAAAAGATGAAGAGAGATACAGTACAGGTAGACTTTGGGGGAGAAAAAATATATAAACTCCATTTTCAAGAGTTTGAAACGAATATTGATATGGATAGTCTAACTCAAATAGATTATAACAATATATATGCAGAATTAATAACTATATCCTCTTTATTAAACAGAGTAGGAATATGGAAAGCTCAAGCAGAACATGCTCATGCAGATGCAAAATTAGATACTTCTATTTATGAAGCAAAACAATCAGAATTTTTTAGAAATTCTTTAAAAAGAGTAGATAAAGAAAAAATTAAATGGCCTACAAAAGATGAAGTAGCTAATGCAGTAACCTTAGATAAAGAAAGTCAAATTAGAAGAAAAAGAGTAATTAGATTAGCTAAAGAAGCTGCATATATAGATGCTATTTATTGGGCTGTAAAAGATAAAGCTAAAAAAATAGATAAAATAAGTGAAAGGATGCAATTAAAACCTGAAGATTTTTCAAGAGAATTAATTGAAGAAAGTATTAATGGTATAATGATTAAAGCTTATAAAAAGAAATATAATACCAGCAAACCATAGTAAATTCGGTAGAAGAGAAGAGTTCTCGAAGCCTTTTATATAAACAAAAAACAAATAAAGTTATGAGCGGATTTGATCGTTCGGCATTTAGAGGTGCCAGTCCATCACGTGCAAAAGCACAGATGAAAAAAAATGAAGAAGTTACCCAATATCAAGGGGGTAATTCGGATAAAAAAAGAAGAGTCTATAATAATCTTGTAAAAGGGAAAAATTATATGAGATTCTTTCCAATCCACCCGGGAACAATAGAAGAAATAGGATTTGATAAATCTTCAAACATTTACCCAAGAACAACTCACTTTTTAGATACATTAGTTAAGTATCAAAAAAATGGAGAAGATGTTGAAGAAATCCAAAGACGTCAGCATTTATGTTCAAAAGTACATGGAGGAACACCAAAAAGTTTAATTGATGAATATATTAGTTTTACACACAAAGTGGCTTATGATGAAATGCAAGATCAAGACGCTATAAAAAACTTCTTAGCACCACTTAAAAATTGGCAAACGGGAATAATGGGCAAAACTAGATGGGTTGCTTACACAAAGAAATATAGTGATAAAAAGAAAGAAGAATTCACTAGAGGTGTATCAATGCTTCCCGTTTCAGTAATTAATAAAATGAATGAACTATCAGCTGGTGATGATGATATGGAAGATGTTATTGAAACTGATATTTTTTCAGATCCAGACACAGGTTTATTAACTATTATTACTTCAGACCCTGAAGCAGGTAAAAATGATCCTATGAAATATTATCAGGTAGCTCCTGATTATAAATCTGGCCCAGATGTTTTAACTGATGATGATTTACAATGGTTATCAGAACAAGAGCCTTTAAATAAAATGTATATAAACATATACAAAAGAAAAGACTTTTTAAATGCTTTAGACGCATTAAAAATGTTTGATGAAAAGCATGATTTAGGTATATTTTCTTATGATGCTTTTTTAGACATAGTTGAAGAAATTTCAGAATATTACTCAGAAGGTGAGGAAAATGAAAATTCTGAAAAAAGACAATCTCCAGAAGAAAGAGTTCCTGAAACGAAAAAAGAAACTCCTTTAAAAAGAAATGTTACTCCTCCAGTAGAAGATTCTGATTTACCATTTGACAAAACTTTTGAAGAGATGAGTCTTGATGAATTAAAAGGTTATATAAGAAGAAACAAGCTCCAAATAAGAGTTCTTCCTAGCTATACTAAAGAACAAGTAGCTCAATTCATTCAAGAAGAGGAAGAGATTATTCAAAAAGAAAAAGAAGAATCTGAAGAAGTTCCAAAAGAGGAAACACCAACAAGAGTTGGGAGATCTAGTAGATTATCTAATTTAGCAGATGGTCTAGAAGATTAAATAAAAGCCCCTTGTAGCTCAGTTGGTTAGAGCTTGCAAGAATTTGCAGAAAGTCAGTGGTTCGAGTCCACTCAAGGGGCCAACATATTCGTAAGTATCAAGTTTAGTCGCTTATTTGGACGAGGGTTCGAATCCCTCCAGCTCCACAAATTGGGAAGCCTATACGGAATTAGGTGGTGAGTTTTAAGCATCCCCCGAAGATGCACCCTTCCCTACAATTGAATGTTGTCAGTTCAACTACACCTTCAAGTGGTGGTTACAAATCTCATAGGCCTGGTGTGAGAAATAGTCATGTAATGAAATTCGAGGCAATTGGGGCTGTATTTGGTTTTGACTGTAAGATAGAGGACGAGAGAAGAGTATGTTAAAATATAACCGCAAAAGTTATACAAATGAATCCTTTCCAAGCTGTAGCAACTGCAGCCTAAGAATCGTAAGCCGTTTGAGGGAGAGCTTAAAATCTCCCTCTTTATTTTTAAAATTAAAAGTATGAGTAATCCATTATTATTTTTATTGACAGATATACATTTAACCAGTGATAATATAGAGGAGACTAAAGATCTTTTAAATCAAACATTTGCTGAAGCGCAAGTTTTAGATTTTAAGACAGTCTATGTTTTAGGAGATATATTTGATTCAAGAAAATCACAAACATTAAAAGTTTTAGAAGCGTGGATGTCTATATTGGAAATGGCAAAATCTTATGATATAATACTTAGAGTTATTCCTGGGAATCATGACAAACCATCATATAAATCAGAAAGGAGTTATTTAGATATATTTTCAATGAATCCATCTCAAGAATTAGTAAGGTCTTATGATAATTTTATAGAAGGTGATTATATGGTTCATATGATTCCTTTTTTTGATGAAAAAGAAATCTACCCTGAATATCTAAAAAAAGCAGTTTTAGAAATTGAGAATTTTAAAAATTTAAAACATATATTGCTTACTCACATAGCTGTAAATGGGGTTAAAAATAATGATGGATCAAAAATAGAAGAAGCTATAGGAATTAATTCTTTTAAATTATTTGAAAATGTATTTGTAGGGCATTACCATGATTATCAAGTTATTGACAACGTAATTTATATAGGCGCTTTTAAACAGAAAAATTTTGGAGAAAACAATAAAAAAGGGTTCACTATAATCAATGAAGATGGGTCTTGGAAACAAATTAAGACACTTTTTAAAGAATATAAGACAGTTTATTTAGATTTGAATAAGGTGACAGATTTAGAAATTAATGAACAAGTTGAAAAATTTAAAGACAATAAAGACAATATAAGGTTCAAATTCACAGGAACCAGAGAAAAGATAAAATCTCTAAACAAAAGTATTTTTGAAAAAGCTGGTATAGAAATAAAATGTGAAGAAGAAAATCCAATAGTTAATATTGATTATGCAGAAATTAAAGATTTTAAAGGATTTAACAAAGAAACTATAAAATCTGGATGGATTGAGTTTGTAGAGAAGAATGAGATTGTTAAATCAATTAATATAGAAGGGGAAACATTATTAAACGAAACACTAAAATAAAAATGGGGATATTAACAAATTATATTATAATTAAATACAAGATACCTTCTTTAGGGGAATATTTGATTGATGAAAGTCTTGACATATATCATAATGGAAAGGTTGTAGGTACTGGAAATTCAATACCTGAATCGAAAAATTTATTAAAGAAGATTATTGAAGGTAAAAGGTCTTCAACAATTCAAAAGAAACAGGCAGAAATAAGAGAACTTCAAGATTTATCCTCGACATTAGATACCTATAGGATAGCACTTTAAAAATAAAAACAAAATGAGTTTAAATAAGACATTAGAAAGTTTAAATAAGACGTATGGTCAAGGAACTATTCATAGGATTAAAGATTTTGGAAAAGGTTTAGACGTTGAATTATTTTCAACAGGATCATTGGTTGTAGATACTTTATTGGGGGGCGGTATGCCTAAAGGTAGAATAGTTGAAATTTATGGACCAGAATCATCAGGTAAAACAACCTTAGCAATGCATGCAATGGCTGAAGTTCAAAAAGATGGAGGAACTGCAGCCATGATTGATATGGAACATGCATTTGATATTTTTTATGCCAAAAATTTAGGTATTGACACTGATAAATTATTATTAAGTCAACCCTCTTACGGAGAACAAGCTTTAGATATTGCAGAAAAATTGATTGATTCTGGAGAAGTTGATTTAATTGTAGTTGATTCAGTTTCTGCATTAATCCCTAAAAGACAATTGGAAGGAGAATTTGGTGAAGCTAATATAGGAATCCAAGCAAAGATGATGTCTCAAGGATTACCTAAGTTAGTAATAAAAGCAGGCAATGCAAAATGTACAGTAATATTTATCAATCAAATTAGAATGAAGATTGGAGTAATGTTTGGTAGCCCTGAAACTACCTCTGGGGGGCAGGCTCTTAAATTTTATGCTTCACAAAGAATCGACATTAGAAGAAAAAGCATCATTAAAGATGGAGACGTTGCTATCGCAAATGAAATTAAAGTAAAAGTTATAAAAAATAAAGTAGCTCCACCATTTGCTGAAGGCTTTACTACAATTAAATATGGCGTAGGTATTTATAAAACGGGAGAAATATTATCTTTAGCAGAAGAATTTGGAATCATTAAAAGGGGTGGAAGTTGGTATTCTTACGGAGATACTAAACTTGGGCAAGGACAAGCTAAAGTATTATTGTTATTAGAAGATAATTTAGAACTTTTAGATGAATTAGAATTAAAAATCAAAGAAGCTTTATTAGGAATAAATTAAAAAGATTGAAAATGAAAAATTGGAAAATAATAGATCAAATATCAAATAAATTAGAATCTAACTTTTATAAAGGGTATACAATTGACAAAGATACATTAAATAAAGTATCTGAATTAATAGGAGAGAGTTTATCAATCAGGGGATATAAAGGTACAGAAAAAAAATTACAAAAGATATTATTTCATGAAGACCTTCTTTATGATATAGGCCTTTATGACATTGAAGTAATTCATAAATCTTTTACTAAATCTTTTAAATTTTACTGGATCCCTTTTAGTAAGCAAAGAAGTCTTTTTAAGAAATCAATAAAAGTATATAAATAAAAATATGTGGTACCCTGAAAAGTTAATATTAAAAAATTTTATGTCTCATGAAAATAGTGAATTTATTTTCGTGAACGGTGTAGCTACAATGTTATATGGAAAAAACGAATCTGATGAAGGGTCTATAAGTAATGGTTCTGGAAAATCAGCGATTTTAGAAGGGCTTTCAGTAGCTTTAATTAATTCATCTTTAAGAAAGGTTTCTACAAAAGAACTAGTAACTGATGGAGAAATAGAATCATCACAAACATTTATATTAAACAACAGCATTCTTAATAAAAAATTAGAAATCCAAAGAACTATTTTTTCTAATTCTAAATCAGGAAAAGTAAATATATTAATCAATGGAGAAGCTCCAGAGGTTGATTTAACTAATGTTGATGATGCAAATAAATTCATAATCAATGAAATAGGAATAGAAAGAGAAGATCTCCTGAACTATTTCTTGATTAGTAAAGAAAAGTATGAACCTTTTTTAAATATCTCAGATACAAAGAAAAAAAATATAATTGCAAGGTTTTCTCAAGCAAACTTAATAGATCCCTCTTTTGAAAAAATTGACAATTCAATAGATAAAAAAACAAATCAATTAGAAAAGGTAAGTCAAGATCAAGATATACTTGTAGGAAAAATAGAGGTTTATGAAAATGAAATAACTAATTTTTCCATGAAATCCTTAGAAGATGCTAGGGATAGAAAAATTAATGAATTAAGGGCTCAAATAGAAGAAAATGATAAAGAGATTATTTTAAAAAAAGAAAATAATTCAAATATCTTAATTGAGGTTGAAAACTTAGAAATAAAACTTACTAATCTTGAATCTATTGATTATCAAAAAGAAATTAAAATTATTGAAAATTCTATTAAAGATATTAGGAATGAAAATGATATAGAAAAAAAAGAATGGAATGGTTTAATAGAGTTGGAAGCTAAAGTTAGAAAAGGTTTGTCAGATGAAGTCAAATGTCCTAAATGCAGTCATGCATTCTCTATATCAAACGCAAAATTAAACATAGAAAAAGCCAAATTTAGACATCAACAAATAAAAGATGCGATAAAAGAATCTGAGAAATTTCAAGAAGAAGGTAAAGAAAAAATAATATCTTTACAAAAAGAAATATTATCTTTTGAAAATGAGGAGAATGATTTTAGAAGAGATAAAAATCAAATCAATCAAGAAATAGATTCATTTTTAAATAAGAAATCTAGGGGCGATTTATTTATAGAGAGATTACTTAGTGATAATATAACTATAAAATCTTCAATAGCTCAAATAAAAAACAAACAACTTGAAGATAAAAGATCAGAATTTAAAGATCAAATTAAAGAGTTAAACAATCAAATTATTGATTTAGTAAAAAAAGCAGAAGGTTTAATTACAGAAAAATCAAATAAGGTTTTATTAAAAGAAACATTTACTAAATTTAAAACATTTCTATCAAATAAAGCTATTGGAGCAATAGAGGCTAACGCAAATGATTATTTAGAAAAAACTAAAACAAACTTATCTATTCAATTAGATGGATATAAAATGACAAGGACTAAAAAGCTTAGAGAAAATATTACAGCAACAATATTAAGGGATGGGTTAGCTGCAGGATCTTATAGCAGATTATCTAGCGGTGAAAAAGCAAGGGTTGAGATCGCAGTAATTATGTCTCTTCAAAAATTAATTAATAGTAGTTGTGATTTTGGAAAAGGTTTAAATTTAACATGGTTAGATGAAGTAATTGAGTCTGTAGATAGCTCAGGTATTGGAGGTATAATGAAATCACTAAATTCAGTAAAACAGACAATTGTAGTTATTACTCATGGAACTTTTGATCAAGTATATCCTCACATTGTGAGTGTGGTTAAAAAAGAAGGAATTTCAAATATTTATTATGGAGAATAGGGAAAAAATATTTGTATTTTGTTATGATTATGGAGAGTTCCTTAAATATAAAAAAGAATTTCCTAGTGAAGATGCGGAATTCATAGTAGATATCAATACTTTAAGAGGTCGTCCACCCTCGAGAGTGATTAGATATGGAAGATATGAAGAACGCTGGGATTTCACAGGAATAGAAGATTCTTGTAATATAATGGAAAAAGTTTGGGATAAAAAAAGAGAGGAAGTTAAAGATGCACCTAATAAAGATTTAGAATATGGCTTTGGAGAATAAAATATTTGCAGCGTTTGATCCTGGTAAAAAGGGAGGTTTTGCCGTTTTAACGGATGATGGTTTCATTATGGATATTCATGTAATGCCTACTATAAGTAAAGAATATGATGTTCAAGCTTTAAAATTATTATTAAAAAAGTATGAGATAACTCATATAGGGATTGAAAATGTGCATGCAATTCAAGGAAGAATAGGAAATTCTTCGAATTTTAACTTTGGTTTAGGTAAAGGATTGTTAATAGGTTTAGTAGCAGGGTTAAATATACCATATACACTAGTCAACCCTAAACAATGGCAAAAGATTACATGGGAAGGTGTAACAAAGCAAAAAGACACAAAAAAGACATCTTTAATAGCAGCAAAAAGGTTATTTCCTTATGAATCATTTTTAGCAACAAAAAGATCAAGGGTTCCTCATGATGGTATTGTAGATGCAGTTTTAATAGCAGAATATATAAGATTAAAATTCAAATAGTATGAAATCAAAAAAGAACTTTAAATGCCCAGAATCGGGAGATGAATTTTATTTTTATTCATTTTCAACATCAATTGATAAAAACGGTGTAAAGATATATAAAGATAAATGGAATGATCAAATAGTTCATCCTAAGACTAAAGTAGTGCTTATTTCTTTAGATGTTAATAAAGGGGTTGATTATGCAGATAGGGGAATAAATTTCCATGAAGGAACTACCCAAGAAAGAACAAAAAAAGCCCACAATCATTTTAAGCAAAGGGCTAAGAAACATGCTTTATCTGAAGAAGGGAAAGGTCAAAAACAAAAAGTGATGGATAGAGAAATGGGAAACATGGGGTATGATAAAGTAAAAAAGAAATAATATGGAAGGTTTATATTACGATCCAAGAATACAAAAACAAGTAGAAGTAATCGAATTGTTGAATGATTGGGGATTTCGTATTGTTGATATAGAATCAACATTATATAGTGTAAGTGAGTTTATAGTTCCTGGAGAAGAAGGAAGTGAGGTAGTGGAACTATCTGGACAAAATATTACAAAATGGGTAATTGATCAAACAAGAACCCAAGGATTAACAGATCAAGCAAAGAATGCTATGATTAGTCAAATTAGTCAAATGCCTATAAGAAGGCGAAAATTCTCAAGAGATGTCAAATGGAAAGAATACCTCAGCGCAACCGCATATAACGTATAATGTAGATGAAGCGTGTGTATTGACAAAATCTGAAATAAAAGAATATGTTAACAGAAGGTTAGATATTTTATGCCCAGATAATAAAAGTCAATTCACAAAAAGATTATTAGTAAGATCTTCAATTTATATTGAAGGTTATGCAAATAGGTTAAAAGAAGAAATGTCACCTCCAGTAAATGTTAGTGATGTTAAAACATTCTTGTTATCAGAATGTTTCAAATATATTTGGAAAAAAATTGAAGGATAAAAGATACATAAAAGTTCCAGAAGGTGCAATTCGTTTAGCTAATGAGTTGGGCATTCTTGTGGATTTAAAATTCTATTATCAATTAAAAGTAATCAATGAAGAAGGTTGCTTTAAAAAGGGTAGTGTAGTCCCTTTAATACAAAAAAACTACAACTTTTCACAATCAAGTATTTGGAGAAAAATTAAAAGACTCTCTAAATTAGGTTTAATAAATAAGGATAAGAATAGTTATCATCTTGTTAGATATGATAAATTATTTGAAATCCTTGGCTATGATCTAACACAAAACAATAAGACAAAAAGAATAGGAAACTTTAAGATCTTCAAACTAAGCCTTAAAAAGATAGATAATTTAATCGCATATGTGGCAAAAGAAGAAATAGATCTAAACCTAGACCGTCAAGCATACCAAGTGTGGCAAAAGATCAGGAGCAATAGTGAATTCAAAAAACTACTCCGAAAAGAACGTACTCAACCCAGATCTTTAAAAGATATCAGAGGGTTTATCGATAAGTTGTACAACAACAGCAATAAAGTAGAAAGCATTGAAAACACCAAACAATCCAAAATAGCAACTCGTTATATAGAAGAATCAAAAAAACATTCGTTGAAAAATAATAGTTATTGTAATCTTGACATAACTCTATCAAATAGAGGTATTGCAAAATTACTTGGTTTTAGAACAACTTTAAAAGGATTTCAATTACAAACGTTATTAAATAAATTAAACCTTATTAAATCTAATAAAAGAGATATATTTATAAAGACCACCAACCAAACGTACAAAGAATTTAGAAATGAATTCAAGGATCCTACGTACAGGTTGGTGGACTCTATAATAATGAAAAGGATTTCAAATAAAATTATAATACTATAATAAGACAGGCGTCTCATTATGAAAACTTACATTAACCCCTCTAAATGATTATAAATATATCCTCATCATCTTTATAATCTATTCTCTCTACCTTTATTGATATTCCTCATTGAGAAAATAAAAAGGTAAATAATATGGAAAATATTAGGTTAATAGAAATATAGGATATATATTTAGGGTCAACAAAATAAATTAAAATAAGAAATTATGGAAATGGTAAAAAAGTCAAATAAGAATTCTGCAGTAGCATTTGCTAAAAAGAATGCAATGGTAGTAATCCGATATGAGAAAGCATATTGGGCATGTGAATTAGATAAGGTTCCTGATGGAGCTAAGGTGGCATGGCAAAACGAATCTGAAGAAACGGTAACAGCAAAAGAGGAAGCTCCAAAAGTAGAAACACCCTCACCGGTAAATGAAGTAAAGGATATTCCAAAAGAAGAACTTCCTGATCCAAAAGGTGAAGAAGAAATCATTGAAGAGGTGGAAAGTGTAAATGCGGAGAGTACAGCTAAAGCTGTTGAGAATGAAGAAGAAGAAATTCAAGATGAATCTCAAATGATGGAGACTGGTGCGCACAATGAAAATTTTGAACCACAAATGGAAGATTCATCACTTCCCGATCCCAAAAAGGATGAAGAGGTTGAGGAAATGGAAATTGAAGAAGCACCAGAAATTGAGGAGGCTCCTGAACTTATTGAAGAAGAAGAGGAAATTATTGAAGATGCAAAAGAAACTACTCCAAACAAATTACCAAAAGTTATCATCAGACAAACTGAACCAAGAGGTGCAGTGACAGTTGGTACTATTGATGTAAGAGAAAGACCAAATACAGATATGGTGTCTGAAATTGAAAAATTAGATTCTTGCCAAAGAATTATCCCTACAGGTGGAGCAGTTCATGCTTATCCTAAGCAAGATGAAGATTGGGCAGATTTAATGAATGGTTTAATTGCTTTAGTTAAAAAATATTATGCTAGTGATAAGTATAATGTAATGATTGATAGAATCAAATAGATCTCTAAACAATAATAGTAATATAAAGCGATCTCTAAGTAGATCGCTTTTTTAATATACAAAACTATGTCAAATATAATATATAGGTTTAAAACAAAGATTAGCGAAAGGGTAGTTAAAGTAACTATGCCTATTAAAACAGATAATAAGGAATTAATTAATCAATTTGCAGTAGAAAGTTTAATTGACCAATTAAAATTAAAGACAATCAGCCCGTTATCTCAAATAATATACTTAAATTAAGGGTCTATAATAACAACTTATTGTTTTTATTTTGATTTGAAAAGAGAAAAGATCCTTGAAAAGGGATCTTTTTTTTGTTTATAGTTGTTTAATATAAATATACATCGTATATTTAGGTCATAATTAAAAAGAGAGAATATTATGAATGCAATTACAGAGAAAATTAAAAAATTAATAGCTAAGGCAAAAAGTGTAGAATCAATATCTGAATCTCAAATGTTTATGGCTAAAGCAAATGAATTATTATTAAAACATGGAGTTTCTATAAACTCAATAGAAAATACCTCTAAGCAAGGTAATTTAACAGGTTCAACTGATGGTATTAAATATGATGAAAAATCTTCAGAAGGAAGATGGGAAGATTTATTAATATCAGTTTTATGTAGTAATAATCTTTGTGAAGCAATAATTCACCCTCAAGATAAAACATTAACTGTAATAGGAAGGCCTGAAAATGTAGAAACTACTATCTATATGTTTGAGGTGGCAAGAGATGTTTTTAGAAAAGATTCTTTAAAGAGATATAAAGAATATAGAATAGAAATGTTATCTAATGCGGAAATTGATTATCCGGATTTATCTGAGAATGAATTAAAGAAAAACAAATATATGAGCTACCCTAATCCTTTTAGAAGAGGATATTATAAAGGTGCAGTAAATGGATTACATGAAAAATTAGAAGAACAAAGAGCTAGTGTTATTAAAAAAGAACATGGCCGTGAAGAAGAGCAAAGAATTGATCTTAAAAAGAAAGGTTTAGATACCAAATCTATAATCCCTTTTGGAAATAAATTACAAAGATTAAAAAATGAGCGTGAAGAGGAAATTAAAGAATTTAAGGAATTAAATTTTAAAAATTTAAAAAAGACAAGTAAGGTGAGAAGATCTTCTGAAAAAGATGCTTATACTTATGGTGTTGAAGATGGTAAATCACTCGAATTTAATAAAGGAATTGACTTAAAAGATGATAAAGAAATAAATTTATTAGGATAATATTATGATTAAATTAGAAGAAAAACAAAAATGGGATTTGTCAGAAAAAGTATTACACGCATTAACTGTAATTGATTCCTTTTATCATAATAAAAATGGTAAAGTTTATATAGGATTTAGTGGAGGTAAAGATTCTACTGTATTAGTTTGGCTTGCTGATAAATTTTGCAAAGCTGCAGGCTACAATAAGATACCTCTAATATTCAATAATACAACCAACGAACATAAAGAGATATTAGATTTTGTTAAAAATTATGGAGATAGAGTTACTTGGTTGAAACCTAAAATGACATTCGCTCAATCATTAATAAAATATGGATACCCTTTAATTAGTAAAGATCAATCACAAAAAATTTCTGAAGCAAAAAATACTAAAAGTGATAAATTAAGAAATATCAGATTAAATGGTATAAAAAAAATTGCTCCATCAGGTAGAGAGTATACTATTGGTAAAATTTCTGAAAAGTGGAAATTTTTAGTAGATTCTGATATTGAACTTACTAGTAAATGTTGTGATATATTAAAAAAGAATCCTGTAAAAATTTTTGAAAAAGAATCTAAATTGCATCCTATTATTGGAACTATGGCTAGTGAGTCTGGAATGAGGAAACAAGCATATTTAAGAAATAATAATAAATGTAATACTTTTGAAGGTAAAAGACCTATAAGTAAACCTTTATCTATTTTTACTGAAAAAGATATATGGGGTTTAATAAAAAAATATAATATTAAAATTAGTGATATTTATATTGATCAAATTATTCAAGGTAAAAAAGTTCAAGGAGAAAAAAGAACAGGGTGTGCATACTGTGCTTTTGGGATTCAATTTGAAGATCCTTTAAATACTAAATTTCATAGATTATTTATTAGGGAGCCTAAAAGATATAAATCTATGATGGATAAATTGGGTTATAGAAAAGCTTTACATGAAATAGGTATAAAATTGCCTGATGATGAATAATATCCTAAAATATTAGGTTAATAGAAATATACATCGTATATTTAGGTCATAATTAAAAAGAGAGAGAAATGAAATTACAAGAATCAAAATTTGAAAGTACAATAATGGGTGCAGAAAAAGAAATGACTTTTTCTATAGAATCCGAAAATTCAGTAATTTTTGATATACTTAGAGATAAGATGTATTCGAATAAAATAGCTGCAGTTTGTAGAGAAGTATCATCTAATTGTAGAGATGCTAATAGAGAGAATAATTCAGGAGATAAATCTATAAAAATTATAATTGCTGAACCTAATGAATATTTATCTATAACAGATATGGCTATTGTTTTTCAAGATTCTGGTGTTGGAATTACTCCAGATAGGATGGAAAGCATTTTCTTAAAATATGGAGCATCAACAAAAAGAGATACAAATAGCCAAACGGGTGGCTTTGGATTAGGTGCCAAAACTCCTTTTGCTTATAATGATACATTCACAGTAATTACTGTTTGTGATGATTCTAATGGAGTTAGAAAAGAATATACTTATAACGCAATGATTGATTCTACAAGAAAAGGTAAAATGGTATTATTTGATTCTGAAACAACAGATAAAGAGACAGGAACAAAGATTATTGTTCCTATACAGGAATCAGATAGAGATTCTTTTGAAAGAGAATGTTATAAAGCAACTTGTTTATGGGATACTAAACCAGAATACTTGAATTTTAATGTGTATGAACCTGAGTTTGTAAATGTATTAGAAGATTCTGAAGAAATTAAAGATATTTATATTAAAAAAGAAGAAGGTAGTACGAGTATTTTAAATGGAATGAATAAAGGATTTGTTTTATTAATTGACGGGATACCTTATCCTATAAAAGATATGTCATTAATAGGAACTTATATATTACCTGTAGATGGAATATGTTTTATTCCATTTAAAAATGGAGAATTGACTATTGCTGCAAATAGAGAAACTGTTCAATATGATGAAGAAACTGTTAAATTAATTAGAAAAAAATTATCTTCTTTAAAAAAGGTTTTGGTAGATCAAATAAATAAATATTTTGATGATAATTTTTCAACATTTGTAAAAACTTGTGTTGAATGGAGATCATTTTGTGATGCAAATGAAAATAGTTGGAATAAATCATCTAGAGCAATAATAAATACATTAGCTTCAATATCTAATGGGAATGATGTTAATTTGAAAAAAATAGTAGATTCTAAATGGAATTTTGTTAGAAATAAATTTCTCTTAAAAGTAAACAAAAATATTTCTTTTAAATTTTTTGAATTAAAAAGAATATCTAAAGAGTGGTCAGGTCAAGATAAATTAGATTATGTTGCAACAAAATCAATTGATTCTAAATGGGATAATTCAACGTTTTATATTAAAGAATCAAGAAGAAATATAAAAAAGAAATCATTACAAGCACTAAAATTAAATGAAGCTAATTCAGGAACAGCATATACGTTAACCCCTACAAGAATTATTGAATTGCTTAATGATACTGAAATGGATAAGTTTATAAAAGAATTACATGCTATAAGTAGTTGTTTAAAAACTGAATTTTATGATGATTTAAAGCATTTTAAAGCAGAATCAACAAATAGTATAGAATCAAAAGAAACAAACTCTTATAAAAAAGGTAAATATGATAACATAAATATCAATACTCGAGAGTTTAGTTTTAATAGTTTTAATATAGGTACGTTACATTATTCAAAAGAACATAAACAAGTAATAATCCCAGTTATTAAAGAATTAAAAAATCTATGTTTTGTAACTGTAGATAAATTAAGTAATTATAAAGAAGAATTAGGAAAAGAAACTTTGTTAAAAATTAATTTTTTAAATAAACTTTGTGATGTTAAAACTATTGTGGTTAAAAATTCTGCTTGGAAAAAATATTTTGAAAAAGATAATTTTCCAAAATTAGAAGAACTTTACTCTAAACATAAAAAATCTTTAAAAAAAGAGTTGTTAAAATCAAACAGGCAAGGCGCATTAAGTCAAATTAATTTACATATAAATTCAACATTAGTTAAACATTTTAAAGATTATATTCCTAAAGAATGGGCTGATGCTCATAATGGGAAATATCCAATGATTGATTTATATTCAGACCAAAAAGACTTATCAAACTTATTAAATGTAGATATTATAGATTTGAATGAAGTAGAAGATAAATTTATTGAGGATTATAAACAATGGAAATCTGAGAACATATTAATCACAATTATATTAAAAAAATATAGAAATAATATAGCTGATTATTTTGAAGATAAAGAATCATTAAAAAGGTGGTCTCCAAAAAGTATTCCTGAGATAGAAGAATTATTAAACTTATTAAATTATAAGAAAATAATAAAAAAAGATAAATTATTTAAAATTAACCCAAGATTAGCCATAATTAAATCAAGAATGGTAGGTTAATAGAAATATACGATGTATATTTAGACATAATTAAAAATTAAGAGAAATGGCAAAATCAAAAAAATTAAAAGCTTTAGTTTCAGAAGGTACTATTGTACTTAAATATGAAAATAGTGTAATCAACATCCAAAAGCAAAATCAAAAAGCTTTATTTAAAAAGCTTAAAAAAATGATAGAAAACTTTGATGAAGAAGGTTTAATAAAAGAATTTTTAAAAGCTCAAAAAGGTTTAATGGAATATGCTGGAGAAGATTTTGAAATAAATCATGGAATTTTAACAATAAAAGGATCATCAGACCCTTTACCTAAATGTATTTCAAAAAGATTAGTTGAGATGAAAAAGGCTAAAGTGGATTATACCGCATTAATCAATTTTTGGAATAAACTTAAAGAAAATCCTTCAGAAGATTCAAAAAGAGAATTGTATGGTTTTATAATACACAATAACATTGCACTGACCCCTGAAGGGAATATGATTGTTGAAAAAGGTGTTTCTTATAAATCTGATAAATTAGTAGATTGTTATACTGGAAGAATAGATAATTCTATAGGTATGATTGTTGAAATGGAAAGATCTAGAGTAAATTCAGATAGAAACCAAACCTGTTCTAGAGGATTGCATGTTGCTCCACCTGATTATGTTAGAGATTTTTACAGTAGAAATATTATAGTAGAATGTTCTGTAAATCCAAGAGATGTTGTTTCAGTTCCTATTGATTATAATAATCGTAAAATGAGAGTTTGTAAATATCACGTTACAGGATATGCTCCGAAAAATTCTAAAAAACCACAAATAAAAACTCATGCAGAATTATTAAGTGGATCAGCAATTCCTCAAATTGAGTCAATAAAAAATGTACAGATTGATTCATACGGAAAATATGAAGTCACATCTAAACAATTAAATTTAGATGATACATTATCTAAAATGACAGCGAGAGAAATAATTGAATACACACATAACCAAACAGGAGAATGGGTTATTTTATTAGATGATGAAAAAATAAAGTCTAAATTAAAAAATAAAAAAGGTATATTAAAAAAAGCACGAATTATTTTAATTAAATTTCAAGAAATTAGAAAAGCTGAAGAGGAAGTTGCAGCTAAGAAAATTGCAGAATTAAAAGCTAAGAAGGAAAAGAAAAAAGTAAGTAAAAAAGAAATAATAACTAATCAAGATGTGAGAAAAATAAGAAAAACTCCAGAAAATGGAGAAGTTATTTTTACAGGATTAAAAGCTAAAGAAATAATAGCTCAAGTTAAAAAAGATTTTGATAAAATTATAGGAGGTAAATCACCTCGTAGAGCAAGAGTAATAGTTCAAGCAATAAAATTGTATTCAGAAAAAGGAATAACTGTTATAGACGCGTAAAAACACAAAAAGAAGGTATTCATTTAATAGGTCAAAAATTTCTCTCTTAGACTATTGAATGGTGCCTTCTTTTATTTTTAATAATTATGGAAAGAAAAATAATAGCAATACATGGACTAATGGGTCATGGTAAAGATACTTTAGGATTAATAATCTCAAATATTTTAAAAGATAAAAAAGTTTTTAAAAAATCTTTTGCTTTAAAAGTAAAAGAAAATATATCAAACATAACAGGAATACTTATGTTAAATGTTGAAGATTATGGTTATTCAAATAATTTTCTTGATTTTAGCAGAGAACAAAAACAGACTTATTTGCCTGATTTTGATATGACTTTAGGTGTGATGCTTCAAAAATATGCGACAGAAGCTTGCAGAGATAATGTACATAAAGATATATGGGCAATAGCTGCAATAAAAAGCATACCTAAAATCAGTGATGATGTATTTATTTTTACAGATTTGAGATTTGAAAATGAAATCCATTTATTAAAAAAAGAAGAAGGTGTAACTTTTATTAAAATTAAAAGAAATCATGGTGTTATTGGAGAAAAAAGAAATTTATCTCATGAATCGGAAAAAGGATTATCTGATAAATTTTTTGATTTTATTATTGATAATAATGGAAACTTAAATGATTTAAGTATAAAAGCTACAAAAATATGTCAACAAATAAAATTAAAAGAAATAAAATAACAGTTTACACAGATGGGTCTTGTAATAATAAAAAAACAGGAAAAGGATCTAAAGAGGGTGGTTTTGGTATAGTAATAAGATGTGGAGAACATAAAAAAGATTTCTCATCAATCAAATATAAAAATACAACATCTGCAAGGATGGAATTAAGAGGAGTAATTCAAGCATTAAACTTATGTAATCCAGGTTGGCCTATAGAAATATACTGTGATAATGAATATGTTGTTAAAACAGCTAATACATGGCTTTGGAGTTGGATAAGTTCAGGTATTCTAAATACTAAAAAGAATAATGATTTATGGAGATCTTTTATAACATCATATCAAAAGCATGGAGGCAAGAAAAATCGAGATGTTAAGATTATTTGGGTTAAAGGGCATGCAGGGAATGAATTAAATGAATTAGCTGATGAGTTAGCTAATAAAGGAAGAAAATCAAAACAAGAAAAATTAGATACATACAATGGCTTTTAAACCGGATAAATATCAAATAGAAATAGCAAAAACATTTAGAAATACTTCAGATAACATAACTATAAAAGCAGGTGCAGGAACAGGAAAGACAACTACATTAATAATGTTATTAGGCTTAGCAAGAGGTTTATCAGGTGTATTAGCTTTTAATGGAGATATTGTTGAAGAATTAAAAAAGAGAGTAAATATACCAAATGTAGAAATAATGACACTTCATTCATTAGGTATGAAAAGCTTAATTTCTGAGCATGGAGGCAGATTAAAATTAAAAAAAGGAAAAACTTATAAATTTATAATCAATGCTTCAAAAAAATGGAATATTAAAAGTATTGATCAAGAAGCTTATTTTTATATAGTAGATAAACTAGTAGACATATACAGATCAACTCTATGTCAATCAATTGAGGATCTTAAAGAGTCTGCAAAAATAATAGGTATCGAATATAAAGAATCTCATATAAAACACTCATTAGAAATAATGAAAATCCTTAATAATTATAATAAAAACCCAAAAGAAGTAGATTTTACCGATATGATCTATCTTCCCGCTACTAATATTAAATATATTTTACCTAAATTTAACACTACATTTATTGATGAGTGTCAAGATTTGAATAAAGCCCAACATGCAATGATTGATAGGATTATAAAAGGTAATAGATTTGTTGCTGTAGGAGATCCTCATCAAAGTATTTATAATTTTGCAGGAGCAGATAGTAAATCTTTCCAACTATTCACAATAAAGAAAAGAACTATTGAATTACCATTATCAGTATGTTATAGATGTCCAAGTAGGATAATAGATCATGCAAACAATATTTATAATGTTTTAGAACCAAGAATAGGTGTAGAACCTGGAGTTTTAAGGAGAGGGGATTATTTTGAAGCAGAAGATAAAGATATGGTAATATGTAGAAATTTAAAACCTTTAATAATGGTTTATTTCAATTTTATTGCAGATGGTAAAAAATGTTTTATTAAAGGAAAAGATATAGGTGAAAGTTTAATTAAAATTATAAAGAAGTGGAAAGACTATGAAATGGAAGAAATGATAGATGGTTTAATGGGAGATTTACATGATTTAACAAATGATTTAATTAAAAGAGGTTTTGATAAACCTATAAAACACCCATCATATCAAACATTATTAGAAAAAATATCAGCAATTATTGTAATTTCTAATAATTATAAGAGCGTAAAAGAAATGTTATATCACTTAGGAGAAATATTTTCAGATGATTCAAAAGAAGGTATTATTTTAAGTACAATACATAAAGCAAAAGGATTAGAAGCAAATAGAATATTCTTTTTAAACAGATTTTTAATACCGTCTAAATTTGCGGTTAGTGAAGATCAATTAATTCAAGAGAATAATTTATTATACGTAGCTATGACTAGAGCAAAGAAAGAATTAATTTACTGTACAGTAAAAGAAAACTAAAATATGTTAAAAGTAACAAAAAGAAGCGGAAGAGAAGTTCCGGTTAATTATCACAAAATTACACAAAGATTAGCAAAATTAGCATCAGAAGAACCCGCTTTAGATAATGATTTTGTAGACCCATCCAAAGTTGCACAAAGTGTAATAGGAGGTTTATATGATAAAGTTTCTACTGAAGAAATTGATAATCTAGCAGCAGAAATTGCAGGAAGTATGATAATTCAACATCCAGAATATGGAAAATTAGCATCTAGAATACTAATATCAAATTTACATAAATCCACACCAAACTGTTTTACAGAAGCAATGGTGATTTTGTTTAATAATGTAAATCCTAAAACAAAAGAAAAAGCTCCATTAGTAAGTGATGAAATTATAGAATTAGCAATAGAATTTGAAGATGAAATTGATGAATTATTAAATGATTGTAAAAAAGATTATTTATTTTCTTATATGGGAATGAGAACTTTAATGAAATCTTATTTAATAAAATCAGATGATAAAATCATTGAAAGGCCTCAATATATGATAATGAGGGTTGCTTTAGGTATATGGAAAAATAATTGGGAAGAAGTTGTTAATACATATAATAATATGTCTAATAAATTATTTACACATGCCACACCCACCTTATTTAATGCAGGAACTTTAAAACCACAACTATCTTCATGTTTTCTTATTCAAAACAAAGAAGATTCATTGGATGGAATTATGTCTACTAAATGGGATGTAGCCAAGATAAGTTCATTAGCTGGTGGTATTGGTTTATCAATTCATGATATTAGAGCTAATGGTTCTTATATTAAAGGATCTGGAGGAACTTCAAAAGGTATTTTACCATTGCTTAAAACATATAATGAAGAAGCTAGGTATTGGGATCAGGGAGGAAATAAAAGAAAAGGGTCTTTTGCAATGTATTTAGAACCTTGGCATGCAGACATTGAAACTTTAATAGATATTAGAAAGAATACTGGGGCAGAAGAATTAAGGGCAAGAGATTTATTTCCAGCTATGTGGGTTCCTGATTTATTTATGCAAAGGGTTGCTGAAGATGGAGAATGGACTTTAATGTGTCCTAATGAATGTCCAGGTTTATCAGATGTATATGGTGAAGAATTTGAAACATTATATACAAAATATGAAATTGAAGGAAAAGGAAGAAAAACAATAAAAGCACAAGATCTATATTCTAAAATAACTACTGCTCAACTTGAAACCGGTACACCTTACATGGTTTATAAAGATGCATCAAATAGAAAATCAAATCAAAAGAATTTAGGAACAATCAAATCTTCTAATCTATGTACTGAAATACTTGAATATACAGCTCCAGATGAGCAAGCTGTATGTAATCTAGGTTCTATTGCAGTTAATATGTTTATAAATGAGAAAAAGAACATATATGACTTTGATAAATTATGGCAAACAGCATATCAATTAACTAAAAACTTAAATCAAGTCATTGAAGTTAATATGTATCCTACGAAAGAAACTAAAAAATCTAACATGAGAAATAGACCTATAGGAATTGGCATTCAAGGTTTAGCTGACACGTTTGCTATGTTAAAACAAGATTTTGATAGTGAAGAATCTTTTAAATTAAATGAAGATATTTTTGAAACTATATATCATGCAGCTTTAACATCATCTATGCATATGAGTAAAGATTTTGGTCCTTATGAAACGTTTAAAGGATCTCCTACATCAAAAGGTATTTTACAATTTGATATGTGGGATAAAGGAGATGTAATTAGAAATAAAGGTAGATACAATTGGAACTCTTTATCAGAAGAAATTAAAAAATTCGGAATTAGAAACTCCTTATTAATGGCACCAATGCCAACAGCTTCTACAGCACAAATTTTAGGAAACAATGAATGCTTTGAACCATTCACATCTAATCTATATACAAGAAGAATTTTAGCCGGAGAATATATCATGATAAATGAACATATGGTTAAAGATTTTATAGAAGAAGATATTTGGGATAAAGAATTAATTAATAATTTAATGGCCAATAACGGATCTGTTCAAAATATTGAAAGAGTACCTCAATATTTAAAGAATAGATATAAAACGGTTTGGGAAATGAGTATGAAAACTATCATAGAAATGGCTGCAGATAGAGGTAAATTCATATGTCAATCTCAATCAATGAATTTATTTTTAGAAGATGCATCAGTCAATGCAATAAGGTCTATGCATATGTATTCATGGAAATTAGGACTTAAAACAGGAATGTATTATTTAAGAACTAAAGCCGCAAAAGATGCTGTTAAATTTACTGTAACTAAAAATTCTTTAAAAGCTAAAACAGAAGAAGAGAGATTAAAAGAAGAAATTGAAGCTTGTTCTTTAGAAAATCCAGACTCTTGTGATATGTGTTCTGGTTAAAATAAATCTAATTTATCTATGAAAATAGAAACAATAAAAACAGAAGAAGAATATAATAATGCACTACTCCACTTAGAGAATTTATTTGAAATAGACCCAAAAGATGAAAACTTTGAAGAAGTTAAATCACTAATAATTTTAATTGAAAAGTATGAAAGAGAGCATCATAGAATTTAATAACTCTAAAAATAATTTAAAAATTTTTTAAGAAATATTTGGTATATATAAATATAAGATATATATATTTAGGGTATAAGAAATAGATATGACACTAACACAAGTAAATAAAGAGATTAAGAAAGTAGTAATTAAGTTGATGGGTAAAGGTCCTGTAGCTTATAGAAAAGAGATAGTTAAGAATAATGTATTTACAGTTGAAGCTAAAATAACTATTTCTTATGAAAGTACTTGTCGAATTGGAAAGATTGTTGATTATAAGTTATTGGCGACTTTTAATCATGATAATAATACAGTTAGTTTAATACAATTATAATATTGCATAGAGTTGAGATCCTTATAATATGTTTTAAAAGGCATAAAGTAAGTGTTGAAGCTTGAGATAATCAATAGTTGCAAATGTTGAAAATCAAAGAGTATCCGATTCTATAAATGGATCCCGTATAGCACAGTTGGTGGTGCATCTCCTAAGTAGTGGAGAAGGTCGCAGGTTCGAATCCTGCTATGGGAACAATTAAAAATAAAGTAAAGAGTACAACTTACAATTGGAGAGTGAGGTTAAGGTCATCTATGGCTATCGTTTTTCTAGATAAAATTATAGTGAATCCCCCATTTAGTTTTGTATTAAGAATGGAAGGCAGTTGTAATATGTAATACAATTTAAGTACTCTTTACTTTTATAAAATAAAAAAGAATGGCAGAATCATTAGATAGACCAATGAAATTTGGTAAGTATGAAGGTAAGACAGTTAAAGAAGTAATTGACTTAGGAGAAGAAGGTATCAACTGGATTAATTGGGTATCAGATAATACTACAAGAAGATTTGTAGGAGAAGTTTGGGACTTGATTAATGAAATTAAAGAGAAAGAAATTAACCAGAAATTAGAAGATGTATTTGTAGAAGTTGCAAATAGAGAGATGATTGAGTTTAGTATAGATTTATTCAGAAAAAGTCACCCTAAACTACTCAAAGCAATCATACAGTCAATGAAATTAGTAAAAGAAAGACAGATATGAAATATAAAGTTTGGCTAGGCAGAGAAGATATTGGAGGTATAGTTGGAAAGCTATATAGAATGGGATATACTATTCTTGGAGTTGATATAGTTAACCCTCACTATCTGTTACTCTCAGCCTTGCCAGAAGAAATAATTCCAAAAAAAGCTATCTTTATTGAAAAGATAGAGTATAGTGAGAATAGACCAAAGTTATCACCAAGGCCAGACTTAGATGCCTCACATTCACTATTTAATACTTTAAAATCTAAGAACTATATGTTAACTCTTATAATGAATAATACAATATAAAACTATGACTAAATCAAAAATTAGTGCTAAAATAATAGCAGACAGTAAAAATGAACATGGACAGAGAATAACTTCTTTTGTTCTAACATTTCCAAGACATATCTTGGCAGAATTGAATACACATAGAGTATTCTCAAGAAACTCAGCTTCAAGTAGAGCAATACCATTTAAAAGAATGGTAGAGAAATGTAAAGAAGACCCATTCATTCCAATAGCTTGGCAGAAAGACCATAGTGGGATGCAAGGTACTGAGTATTTTACTGAAAGAGAGGCAGATAGTCTTTGCTTAGAACAGTGCTGGGATGTTTCTAAGAATAATGCTATCACTATGGCAACCACTTTAAGCAACCACTTTAAGCAACCAAACAAACAGTAAATAGATTACTAGAACCATTTATGTGGCACACTGCAATAGTAACAGCCACAGAATTTGAAAACTTCTTTAAGCAAAGATGTCCTCAATATGAGTTTAATGGTGTATTATATAGAAGTAGAGAAGACATATTCAATGAATATTCTCAAAATGAATTGTTAAAAAAGGGTTGTCCAAATAGAGAAGACAATCTTGGTTGGTTAAAGTTAAACAAAGGTGGAGCAGAAATTCACATAATGGGATTAGCAGAACAGATGTGGGATGCTATGAATGAAAGTACACCTAAACAACTGAAGGCAGGAGAATGGCATATTCCATTTGGAGATAACATAGATGAAGAAAAGATTCTACAACTTCTAGACTCACCTAAAGAAGTAGGTAAGCAAGTTGAGAATATTAAAGTCAAAATAGCAGTAGCAAGATGTGCAAGAGTGTCTTACATGAACTATGATGGAACAGATGACTATGAGAAAGACATCAAGTTATATGATAGACTGTCAGGTATGAGACATTGGTCACCATTTGAACATGTTGCTAGAGCAATGAGTAAAAAAGAGATGGATTCATATACAAGAACTATTCCAGCAAAAGATGATGGTAGTAAGCTATTCAGTTATGGTTGGTGTGGAAACTTTCAAGGGTTCATACAGGCAAGAAAAACATTCCAAGGAGAATCAGGTATTTAACTTATGAAAAAATTTTTCAAAAGCCCATTCTTTATTTTTATAAAAGAATTATTGTTCTTAATAATATCAGGTATAACTTTAATAATAATATGTTTAATACTAGACAGGCTAATAAATTTTAAATAAGGAAGAGGTCAAATAAAAAACTCCCAACCAGAAACTCGAAAGGGTTTCGTGGAGTTTGATGCTATATCTGTAATCAAGTTATATATCCTTTGAAATGTAACAATATAACTGATTATTAAAACTAGACCAAAAGTAAAACTCATAGTAGTAAAGATATAGAAAAGGCGACTAACCCACGAGACGGGTTATTTTTTTTCAAATAAAAATAATAAAGAATGGCATCTAGAAAAAAATACAATAGAACTCACTACTCAAACAAACTCCTATTAATGGAAAGAGAAACCATTATAAAAGCTCTAGAGAAAACAAAAGGATCAGTAATAAAAGCTCATAAGATATTATGCCCACAAGAAAAACCATATTCATTAAACGCATTACAGGTAAGAATGATAAGTCACGACATTCAAGGAAAACAATTCAAACAAACCAAAGAATGAAAAAATGGACTAGAGAAACTGTTTTAAGAGATCTAAGAGAACAAAACAAAGAATCAATAGTATTTGACCCATATAAAGAAAGAATCATTATAATCAAAGGAAATGATAAAAGGATTAAAAAAATACCTCAAAGAAACTTCAATAAAGGAATTAATAAAAGAATGGGTTAAAATAAAAGGATATTCTAAAAACTCTCCAACAGCAAAACAACTAATAGAATCTTTAAAAAAAGAAAACCACCAATGTAGAGGAAGGATAGGAAGTAATTGTATTATATGCAATAAAGAATTTCCAAAGTAACCCATATCTATAAAAACATAAAGAAAACTCAGTAGATCTATTATTATCAAATAAAACATATAGAATAAATTGATTAATATGTTAATTAATCTAACTATATTTATGACATTAATATTGATCGTATATGGATAATAAAAAAAGGAAAATTCAGACCAATTCATCTTTGGAGCTAAAATACCCAAAAAATGACATCAAAGAAAAAGAAGTACCAGCAGGAGTAGTAAACCCGGAAGCTTGGTACAGATGGATGATCATGAGAGAGAATAAGGTAATGAAGGAAGACTATAGAATAAGAGAAACAAGCGATCCTTATTTAGAAGTAGATTTATTAACCCCAACAGGAATATTAAAGAAAAGAATTGCCCACCTACCAAAAGAAGAGCAAGAACACCTTATCAAGCAATCAGCCGGTATACGTGTAGTTCAAGGAAAAATCACATCACTCAAATTAAAAGCTTTTGGAATAAAACAAAAAGGTCATTATTCAATGTCCGAATCTATACTAGACCCAAGAACAGGAGAACTAATAGAATACTTTGGAAGATTCTTTAATATAGTTGAAGTCCATAAGATAGTGGTAGAAGAATGGGGGTATCCAGTATCAAAAGATCTTATATCAAGATTCAGAAAAAGGAACCTTGAGCAAATAAAAGAAAGACAAGAAGAGTACAAAAGGGATTATAGTGATATAAGGTTAGGGTATAAGAAGTCTAGGTTAGAAGAGTTGGAGTGGATTTATAAAATCAGAAAAGATAAATATGGAATAGGGTCAACTGTAGGTGATGAAAAAATGTTATTACAAATCCTCAAGCAGATAAAAGATGAAGTGGAAGTGGACGTTTTAAGAATAGAAGGAGATATCAATCATAAAATAGAAACTACCATAAACATCCACGTTCAAGAAGACCTTTTTAAATCAATGACCATAAATGATATCATAATAGGTAGGGTAGCTGCAAAGCAAGGTTTAAATGCTGCCTATCTAGTTGAAAGGCTCCATAATTCATTTTATAATAAATTCTCAGGATTTGGTAATAATGAAAGGTCAATGAAAGAAGAAGATATTGCATACCCTTCAAGCCTTGTCTATGATTGGAAGTCTATAGAGAAAATGCATAAAGAAGATAAGGAAAAAATCAAAAAAGAAAAATATGACCAAATAGAAATAGTGGATGCTAAAGTAATGACAGAAGCAGAAGCTATTAAAGAAGCCCTTTTAGCTAAAATAAAAAAGAGACAAGGTGACATTAGTGAAACTCAATCGAGAATAGAAAATCAATAAATTTTAATTTTTCTTCTAAAATATTAGGTTAATAGAAATATGCACCGTATATTTAGGCTATAATTAAGATTAAACAACATTAATGAATAAACCGAGACATTATGAATACTACACCAAACTAAAGACGCAACCAATTCTACAAGATAAAGTAGATTATGTAAGTGAAGCGTTCTTAAAGAGATGTATTGAGTACGATAAATGGCTACAAAAAAGAGAAGATGAAAATAACAAGAGATAATATTAATGATTTAGAAATAGGTCAACAAATCTTTGAAGCTCACTGGGGATTCAGAATGATAGGAAAAACAATTTATTTAGGAGTACATGAAACTTGCCCAATTATTAAGAGTAAGAAACATATCTTTTTTAATAATAGTAATTCATTTAGTATATATGCTGATATGAAAAATGTAAGTAGGAGTGGTCTTCATGAAAAAATAAGAGACGAAGCCCTTTATACAACCTATGAAGAAGCTTGTACTAAAAGTAGAGAATGGGCATTAGCTTGTATTGATCACTATAATTCTCATGATTTTAAAGAGAATCCTATAATAGTAAAAGAGAATTGATATGGCAGGAAATAAAGAAATAGAATTCTTCAATAAAGCATTATCTGAAGGCAAAGTGAGTTCATCAGTAGTAATCGATAAGTTTTTCTTTGATAAGCCTAATTATTTAGATGTAGCTTTTTGGCACCATATAAAGGTACCAGTATACAGAAAAGGAAAGAGACACAAAGCTCCAAGAAAGTGGAAGAAAGAAATATTCAAACAGTTAAAACAAAAAGGATTGATATGAGTTTTTTAGAAATAGTAACATTAATAGTTTCAGTTGGAATAATTATACTAGTTGGAAGATACTTTCTAAGTCTAGTTGAAAGAGAAAACCCTACAGGAGTATTTGTTTTATATGAAGATAGAACAGAAACATTTTTAAAGAGCATAAGTGATAATGGAAAAATCTATATAAACTCATTAAAAGATGCAAAGAAGTTCTATACAGAACAAGAAGCTATAGAATTTAATAAGAAATACCTAAATAGAGAATGTTCAGTTAACGAAATATTTGAAAGATGAAAAGTAACTTAATACTAATAGCAGTAAACGCACACAAAGGACAATTCGACAGAGGAGGAAGTCCGTATATTTTACACCCGCTATGGGTTATGAATAAAGTTAGACATTTAGGGTTCCCTTTTATGATAGTAGCTGTACTTCATGATGCTGTAGAAGACTCTGATTTAACCTTAGATGATTTGGCTAAAGAGGGATTTAATGAAAGTATTATACTAGCTATTAACCTATTAACTAAACGTGATGGAACAGATTATGATGTTTACATTGGTGCTATAAAGCTACAAGATATAGCAAGAGAAGTTAAATTAAGAGATTTAGAACATAATTCAAAGATTACTCGCCTTAAAGGACTAAGAGAGAAGGATTTTGCTAGACTTATAAAGTATAATAAAGCACATAAATTCCTAAAAAGTTAATATGAAAAAAGAACTGATGGAGTTTCTACTGTTTATTCTAGCTTGTATATTCATAGGCACAGTAGCAGTAGTTATATCACCCAACACTAAGAAGAGAGTGTTTAATACTAATTATGAGATAGACCTTAGACATGATTATTATTTGATTAGAGATGGTGTTGCAATAGACACTGTAGAAATTGGTAATCTGGAAGAGTGGATTATTATGAATAACAATTAAATTAAGAATTATGAGTTTAAAAGAAAAAATAAAAGCATTCCTTTACATACCTATTACTGGTTATGGTTATGGTTATGGTGATGGTTATGGTAATGGTGATGGTGATGGTTATGGTGATGGTTATGGTAATGGTGATGGTTATGGTTATGGTTATGGTGATGGTTATGGTAATGGTGATGGTGATGGTGATGGTAATGGTGATGGTAATGGTGATGGTGATGGTGATGGTTATGGTTATGGTAATGGTTATGGTAAAACAATACAATCTATTAATAATAACCCTGTAATAACTATAGATAACACCCCAACAGTAGTGTATCATATAAGAGGTAATGTATTAAAGGGAGGAATACTTAACTTAGATTTATCTATAGAGACTTGCTATGTAATTAAACAAGACAACACATTTTCTCATGGTAAAACATTGGAGGAAGCTAATAAGTCATTACTAGAGAAGTTACTAATCAAAAAACCAATAGAAGAGAGAATAGAGGACTTTACAAAATTATTTAACTTAAAAAATAAGTATAAAGCAGAAGAATTTTATACTTGGCACTACTTACTAACTGGTAGTTGTTCTATAGGTAGAAATAACTTTATGAGTAACCATAGCATTACAAAAGAGTCTACACTTACAGTAAAAGAATTTATTGAATTAACAGAATCGGAGTACCAAGGCAGTATTATTAAACAATTAAAAACTAAACTAAAAATTAAATAGTATGATAGGAAAGAAAGTAATTACAAGAAACAACTTAGCAGGTGTATTTTTTGGTACACTAGTAAAGAGTGGTAAAAATTCTATAGTTTTAAAAGGTGTTAGAAAACTTTATTACTGGTCAGGAGCAGCAGCTATTGAGCAATTATCACAAGAAGGAGTTAAAAATCCTAATAACTGCAAATTTACAATGACTGTCCCTGAGATGGAGATTGGAGGCAAAACACAGATTATTCCTTGTACAGAAGAGGCTATTAAGAATATAGAGGCTGTACCAGATTGGAGAATTGATTAAAATGTTTACTCGGTAGTAATAAAGTAATAAAGTAATAGAGCTCTATTACTACCGAGTATTTAAAATTAAGGATTATGAAAACATGGAAAAGAGTGGTACTCGCTATACATTTAGCGACAGCATTAGGTGTAATACCTTGTCTTATTACAGGTGTAAAGCCTGATATATTATTTACTGTACTTTACATAATAGTTTTAATACCTGTTTTTGGTATTTTACCAGAACTACTAAAAAATGGAGGAGGACTAACTATTGATACCTACAAAAATATTGACATAAAAATAGGTGATATGTGTTTTATATTTGTCGGTAACATAGTGGCTAAAGTACAAATTAGTGGAATAACTATAGGTAGAAAAGGGTATAGCGTTGAATGTACTAGACCATCAGGTAATGTAGCTCCTGCATGGGTACATAGTAGTAAGGTATTTAAAACAAAAGAAGAATTAATTAAAACACTTTAATATTATGAAAAGAATTATATTACTATTAACAATATCGCTTATGTACTCATGTACACCAACAAAGACAGAAAAATCCGTGTTTACAGTATACTACGTAACTGAAACTACGGCACTCACACACTATACAGCTGTAGACGATATTAACGGGGACGCGTTTAATTTCTATGATGTTAGAAGTAAATATCACGTAGGAGACACAATAAAAATGAACTAGTTATGGACACTAAAAGAATAAATTGGATGAACTTTTATAAAGGACCATTCACGAATACTTGGGGAACTGTAATGACTGCAGATAATGAAATGGCATTTCAATTTAACAATCAAAGTCCTAATGCTCAGGAATTATTTATGTACGCTTTAAATAACAATACTGTAGTACCAAAAGTATTAAATCCTGAAAAGTATAGGTATGAGGAAAGTTACATTTACTATGAAGATAGAGAAGTAATATCCATTAGAGGATATGGACATTTAACTGGAACTGGAGGATTGAATTTACCTGAACATATAGCTGATGCTGTACAAGATAGATTTGGAGAGTATTTATTAAGCATTCTAAATGGGAAGAATATCGATTTAGATTTATTAGATTCAAATTCAGTGATGGACCTCTTAAAGGTTCCAAAGGAGTTAGAGTCAGAGGAAAAAGAAAGGGGTGTCAAAGTAGTTGTTGTCGGTGTAGGAAATGCAGGAAAAGACGCTGCAATAGCAATAGCTGCTTCTAAAAGTAATGTCGTTTGCGCTAATATAGGTGCCGTAGATCTTCCTATAAATTTAGAAGACGATTCGTCTTTCATAGAATCTCATAAAATAGTAAATCCATATGTAGGTATGTTTGATTCAATATATGCAGGAGAAAAAGATCCTGAACCATTAAGTGAAACGGAAATAGATTTATTGAGAAGAAAACATACAGAGAACTATTATCAGGTAGTGAATAAAACAAGTAAACTAACATCAATGCAGAGAAAGTTTATAACAATACTATTCAACAACCCTGAATCTTGTCCAACATTAGGGGTTGAGTTAAAAAAGATAAAGTCATGGTAAAAAACTTATTAAAAATAATAGGGCTTATAATATTAATATTATTAATTTTATTCTTTTGGAAATATAAAAGAAATCAAAACATACCCAATCAAAAAGTAGTGGAATTAAATATGTGGGGAAATCCATTACACTGGGAAGATAGAGATCAATCAATTATAGATTGGGACACAACAAAAACTCCTTCATGGAAGAAAGCTTATGAAACCAAATCCAATAATATTAAAAGATCAGGAAGAATTATCATACAGAGAAGAAGCTAAACAAGCTGAATCAGATCTTTATGAGAAGTTTGACGGAAACAAGAGAAGATCTCGTAGATCAAAGAAAAAGAAAGTTAAATACAGAAATAAGTCATTAAATGAGAATAGAACAAAGTAATCAAAATAGAAAAATGATATTATCTATAATGAATAGAAAAATGTCAGAATTTAAAAAACCATTATTAGACATAAATAAAACTAATTTATTAAATGGTTTAATATTGGCTATTAATATGGTAGATAGATCTAGTGGATCAAAATTAATATTTAATGCAACTAAAGGAATTAGTATCATTCAATGTAGAGAGATAACTAAAGCTATTTGGTCAGAAAGAAATTCTTTTGATTATGTTTAATTTATTAGAAAAATTAGATAATTGGATACACGCTTTAGATAAATCAGAATTAGGTCTTGAAATCCAAATAGTAATATCTTTAATAAGAATGATAGGTTTAGTAACATTAACCTTAATATTATTAGGAATGATAGGATTATTTATAATAAAATAAAGTATATTTAACACAATGAAGATAGTATTATACATGATTGGTGGAATTATTCTTACTCTAACCCAGAGTAAGAAACCATTTTATGTTATTACAAATTCTTCAGAAAGAATAAAAGAGGCTACGCTACTACAAACAAAAATAGAGAGATCTATCGTAGAATGGAAAATCGAATCCTATACAGTATTGGAAATTAAATCTGTGGGAATGATCGGGGAAACTATGCATGGTTTTACTAGTACACTTAACCCAGTAACAAAAAGGGGATTAATATGCTTGACGGAGCTAAAAAATCAAAGTGACAGTACTCGATCAGGAAAGGAGAGACCTGAGATTATATATATTCTCGAAGCACTACGGAGGTAATAACGGAATTGACAAACCACCAATCATAGGGTAACGACAAAACTAAAAAGATAATAAAGTCAGTATAAAATATTAAAAGAAGATTAAGCAAACGAGCTGATCTTCTTTTTTTTGTTCTTTTCTTTAAAAATATTTGGTATATATAAATATAAGATATATATTTAGGTCATAATTAAAAAATAAGAGATGGAAAAGTTAAAAAATTTAATTGCTTTAAAAATAGAAGAATTAAGGGTGTTAAAAGATTATGCAGAAGTCTATAGTAATATAGATAAGATATTAGAACCTGTAAATAAAAAGCTTAAACATGATAAAATTAAATCATGTACAGTAGACTACTCAGTAGATATTGACGGATCATTAGGAGGAACTCTTATAATTACAGGGACAAACAATTCATTATTAAGTGAACTAGATCAAAGCATAATTGAAAAAGAAATAATACTCCCAGGTAAATTAGTAATTACAGAGACTTATATTGGAGAAAACTTATTTTATATAGAATTTGAATAATAATTAAAAAAAGAGAGAAATGGAAAACACAATAAAACAAACAGAAGGGCATGAAATCAATGAATTGTTTAAAGCAGTCATGATGGCAACAGAAGATCCTATTAGTAGTTCTAATAAAAATTCATTATTAATAGCAGCAAGATGTGTAGCTAAAGCTCATTTAGATAAACCAAATATATTTAATTTATTAAATAAGGGCGCATCAGAAAAACAATTATCTCATCATTTAAGGTGTTTAATAGGAGGGATGAATGATGTTTTACGTTTAATGTCTAAAAAAGATATGTCAATAGAATTAGATTTTAAAGAAATTATAGAAGGTGATCTAAAGCCTAACATAATAAGAGCTAAAGTATTACCTTCAGCTGTTTTAGAAATTGAGGTAAAATCTATAAGAAAGAATGTAACTCATGATTATTAAAAAATTAAAAAAATATATTGAAGAGAATGAATTAGAAGGTATATTACTTTCATCTATCATCTTTTTAATAGTATTGATAGTTATTAATATAATTAGAATTTTAAAAGGATGGAATTAACTAGAGAAGAAAACTTCTATAAATTAATCACTGAGTGTGCAGATATACTAAGTTCTATTGATATACTAGAAAAACAAGACGTATACAAGCATAAAATGAAGATGCATGCCAAAGGGTTAAAAAATGAATGTGAAACGTTTATATCGCATCAATTTGGAGGTAATAAAAAATTGTCTGATATTTATGACAAAGATTTAATGATCAAAAGTAAAGTAGAAAATTTATCAATCGCAGAAAAGTTAGCAGTAGATGAATTTATTGATAAAATTAAAAAACAAAGAAGATTATGAAAAATTTAATAATAGTGCTAATAGCTTTAATAAGTATAACCTCTTGTAAAAAAGAAATTATTAAACCAAACATTCCAACACCACAAGAATACATATTTGATAATCATAAATTTATTCAAGGAGATTGGAAAGTAACAAATACTCAATATGAGTATAATAATTGGGTTGATAATTCAGAATATAATGGATTTCAATGGCAAATTACTAATTGTGAAATTTTAGGATCAGTGTATTCAATAAAAGATAGTATTATTACAGTAGATAAAGATTGGGGAACTAAAGATATATTTACTATAATAGAAAAAGATACAATTAATAATAAAATGGTATTATATTTAGAAGCAGAACAAGGCGATATAGTTAAATACCATCTAACAAAATATTAAGAATCTCTCAAAAAAGGTTTCTCTTAACCTTTAATTAAGAAAGGCTAGAATTATTTTCTAGTCTTTTTTTTATTCTTTTTTTCTAAAATATTAGGTTAATAGAAATATACATCGTATATTTAGGTCATAATTAAAAACTAAGAGAGATGAATATTACAAAAAACACATTAGAAGCATTTAGAAAAGATTTTAAAGCTACAGTAAAAGAATTAGAAAATCAATATGGTATTGAAATTGATTTAGGATCAATAAGTTATGATAGTAACGAGTTTACTGCTAAATTAGAAGTATCTAATAGACCAACAAACGGGTTAAGTAAAGAGCAAAATTACTTCAATCAAGAATGTCATTACTATGGATTAGATAAGTCAGACTTTAAGAAAAAAGTCAAGTTAGATGGAAAGGAATATATTATTGAAGGTATTAATCCTAGAGGAAAGAAATATAAAATTATCTTAATGGATGTTTCTAAAGGTAAATTAATAACAGGAACATCTAGCTGGGTTAAAGAAGGTTTAAATAAATAGTTATGTTTAAATTTTGTAAGAAATGTTGCAGTATGAGACTGTTTAAGAATAATAAATGTACAATTTGTAAAAAATAAGAGATGAATTTTATAGTAATTAAAGGATCTATAGATCAAACAAGAAGAGAATTATTATCAACAAAAAGATTAGTTGAAGAATTAGTTTTCTCTAATAAGAGAGAAGAATACAAAAGTCAACTCAATTCTCTAAACAGGAAATTAGATGCATTATCTAGGTATGAGGTAATGGAATCTAAAAAAACAGAGTATGAAAAGATCCTAAAATCTTTACATAAATCTAAAAAAGGCTATACAGAAGCTTGTAAGGAATTATGCAAAGATATAAAAGGAATCTCTTTTAGTAAAAGAGATAAAGTCTTTGTAGTAAGAACGAGAATCAATGGCAGACTAGTATATGGAGGGGTATTAGACCACTTCAATGATGCAGTTGATATTTTAGAATCATTAAAAAAATAAAATTATGGCAATTAAAAAACAAACAACAGTAAGCTTTATAGCTACCAATGGAACATCTTTTACAACAGAAATAGATGCTAAAGCAGAATCTTTAGTTCATTTTGCTGAAAAGGTATTAGAATTTAAAGAGGTTGATTGGAAAAACGAAACAGAAGAATCTGATGAATCAGGGTTAATAAAATTCCTTTATGAAAATAAAGATAGTTTAGAAGAGATCTTTAATTGGCATGAAGAAGTAAGTAATATAGGGAAATTTAAAATGCAACCTTTAAATGAAGATTAATATGAATTTATCAATTCCAGTAGATATAGAAATTAAAGAATTAGGATATTTTCATTCTAATAATTTTTCTGAAAAACAAATAGAAGCTTATAAAAAAGAGTTTAGAGAAACTATAGAGGGTCAAATATTAAACTGTTTAGAAAATAGAAAGTTTTTAGGAGATTGGGTTTCTTTAGATTCCAAAATGTCTATTTCTTATCAAATAAAAAGAAGATGAAAGAGATAATTAAAAATTCTAAAAACAGGTTGACAATAAAGGTCATTGCAAGATCTTTAGGGTACAAAACACCTTCAAGAGATGTAGCAAAACAATATAATCATTTAATTGATTTAATGAATGACTTTGAAAAGCCTATATCTCAAATTAGACACGTTCAAAAAGTTTTTTATATAAACACTGCATCAAAAGCTAAATCCCTCTTAAAAATGTTAAATAAGGTATTAATCAAAGAGTTTAAAGGAGTTAAAGAGATTGAAGGAAACTTATTGGATATGTTTAAAAAAGGTGATTTTGATATAATTGCTCATGGGTGTAATTGTTTTAATAATATGTCTGGAGGAATCGCAGCACAAATAGCTAAATCCTACCCAAACAATTTAATAATCGATAAATTAGATAAAAGGTCTTCTCTTGAAAAATTAGGAGATATGACTTATTGGGAATATGATCAAGGTATAATAATTAATATATATAGTCAATTTACGCCAGGAAATGATTTCAATGAATATTCTCTAGCAAATGCTTTAATTAAAGTAAATCAAAGGTTTAAAGGTTGTAAAATTGGATTACCTTTAATCGGGTGTGGTATTGGAGGTGGAGAATGGAAATCTGTTAAAAAAATAATAGAAGAAACATTATATGACATGGAAGTTACAATTGTTCACTATAAAGCCAAATAATTTTATTATCTTTAGACCAAGATAGTAAATATCAACTTTATTAAAATGACAGAAAATATTAGACACGCAAGTGGACATCAAGGTGGAGTACAATTACATTATGTTTTAGATCTAGCTGAAAAAGATTTTAACAATCCTATTATATCTAGAGATTTTTTACCTTATGCAAAAGTAGAGGTATGGATAAAAGGTATTGGGGCTACTGGTTTTGCAGGAAATGCTATAATTAAAGAAGGTCCTAATAAATCAAGTGCAGATCATGCAACAATTCTTGGCAATGTACCTGTATCAGCAAATACAGCAAATGCAGGTAGCTTTTTACTTAGTTCATCACATATAAGTGTTGAGTTACCAGCTTTACCAGCAGTAGGTAAGGTTGAAATATTTATTACAGCAAAAGATAATTAATATGGGTTTAAAAAGCGAAGTAGCAGCAGATAGATTAGCGGATCTTATAAAAGATATTTCTAATAATCCAGTAACTGTCCCCATTAGAGAGGCTCACATAGAACAATTAATGTTTTTACTAGGAAGTTCTTTTGGAAGAGTAAATAGGCAAATAATAAATATTAATCCAGGAACCACTATAGTTGATAATATTTCTGTAGATAATGTAATTGGAGTTTATCAAATCAATGAAATTCAACCAATAGATTACATTACCCCAATCGTAGGAACTTTAGACCCTGACTTAAATGATCCAAATAATATAAGACATCCTAGAAGTATAGATGGTAGGTTAGTAGATGTTAATTTCAATCAAACAGCAGGTACTTCACAAGGTGCACCGGCAGGAGCAACTACAACAAATTTACCATATTGGGTGATGGATGTAGGTTTAAATGCTCTTTCTTTTGAAAATATGGAAATTCATTTAGATAATTTTAACCCAGGATTTGGTAGTGATGATATGAGATTAGAAGCATCTAATGATATTAATGGACCTTGGGATATTATTGAAGATCACATTACAAGCGGAAGTAGTAGTACTCCTACTTGGTATAAAATACCAGTTGATCCTAATATATCGACTCAATATAGATATTGGAGGTTGTTTATATATCAAGGAAGACATGCAGGGTGGTTTGCTACTAATGAATTTAGATTTACAACTTATTTACCTATAGTTACTGAAATCACAAAAATTTTATCAAATACTGGGATCTCTTTAAAATATAAAGAACCTTCAAATGTGTTAGAAATAACTACAGGAGGGGTAAGTTCTAAAGTATTAATTATTACAAAATAAAGTTTATATGGAACTTATTGAAAAAGTAAAACAAGAAAAAAGTGAAGAATTAATTCAATCTTTTGACTCAAAAATCAATCAAATTAATCATAATAATAGAGTTTATAAATGTGATTTAGAGAATATTATTGATATTGAAGGTTTATTAATATTACAAGATGCTCATATCTTAGGATATAAAGATATGTCAACAGGTAATTCAACATCATCTAATCATACAGTAAATCAATTAACCTCTTTATTAAGAGCTATAAAAGTTCATAGAGGTAATCTTAAATTAAAGAAATACAACCTTTTAAATACAATAAAAAGCTATTCTACAGAGAATGATGTGATTACTTGTATCGAATTAGACATAACATTATAAATAAAAAACAAAAATCGTAAGATGGAAAACGGAAAAAAAGAAGAATTGTTCCAGGTAACAATTAAAGTATTAAAAGAAGGCCAAATCACATTTGAAGTAAAGGCTGATGAAGATGAGAATCTTCCAGACCCTATCAAAATGGTAGGTCTATTAGAAATGGTTAAATCTGATGTAATTAATGGAAATAATCATGGGAATGTATCTTCTCAAAAAGAAGATATGAATGATATGTTTACTGAAGTAACTTTAGAAGAAGAAGATTTTGAACTACCTCAATCAGAAGAATTAGTAAAAATGGGTAAAAAAGTTGGTGATATAGTTTTAATGCCAAAACCTATTGCTTTTGCTAGAGAGGCCGTTATTAATGAATTAAAAGCTAAAAAAAATAGTGGTGAAATTCAAGAAGGTGCTCCAGTTACGCCAATTATAGTAAAGAATGGAGATAAAGTTACTACAGGGGTAGTAGAAGGAGTTCCTGGGCAAGGAATGTTATCTAAAGATCAAGAAATAACAGAAGCTTAAAATGTTTTAATTAATTTATATTAAAGAGGAATTAGAAATAATTCCTCTTTTTTTATTCTTTTTTCCTAAAATATTAGGTTAATAGAAATATACACCGTATATTTAGACCAGTTAAGGTCTTAAAAGATAGGTTTTATTTTAAATAATTAAAAATGGATCATGTTAAAACACTAAGTACAGATAAGGGCTTTGTATCAATAATTTTTAAAGACAAGGATAACTTAGGATATGTACACTATTTAAACCCATTCTTTCCAGGAATAGAAATTCCAGAAGAAGATTTAGATGAATTAGAACAAATAACTAATGGGTGGTGTGGATTAAGAAATATAGAAATTGAAAAACAAGGATAAATATGGGACAACCTGTAAAAAAGAAAGAAATAATGTATGACCTTCTTTGGATCGTAAATGGAAGAGTTAAAGAAGTTGTTATGGTAAATAAACCAAGATATACTTGTGTTTGGAAAGCAAATACAATAAAAGGGACAACTCATAGAATGGGATTATTACAGCCCAGAAGAATTGATTTAAGGCCAAAAGGGGGCTGGAGATGAATTATTTAGATTGGAAAAAGTTAGTTAGAGAAGAAAATTATTCAGGAAAAGAGTTAATTAAGTCTGTAATGGACGCTATTGATTATGGTTTCGAATCAAATAAAAATAAGAGTAAAGGAATTAAAACTTTAGATAAAAACGAAATCTTAGGTTTAGTTCTAAAATCGTTAAAAAAGAAAGAATGAAAAATTTAAGTATTATAGAAATGGGTTTAATAGTTTTTGTAGCCCAAATAATCTTCTTGTGGCTAAGAACATTAAATATTAAATATACAGCTACAAACAATTTATTAGGGGCTGTATTATCTGGAGTAGGGATTGGATTAGCATGGATGGTAGGAATTGCCGTTGGTGCAAATTCAGTTATGGAAGGTAATATATTTCCTATAATAATGCATATAATAGGGGGTGCAATAGGTACTTATTTAGGTATGAGAAAAAGAACAAGAAAATTTAGTAAAAGAATCAGAAGATGAAATTAAGAGCAATCATTATACACAATAAACATAATTGGCCAGCTAACTCAAATGCATTCAATTATATAAAACAGACTGTAGATAATAATCTTTTAAAAAGGTTTGAAGAAGTAGTATCAATTGATTTAAAAGAAGGAAAAGGTGAAGTATCTATAAAGGTGCATATTATTGAATCAATCTCAACAGATCGCTTAAAAGTTATAGAAAACAGATTAAAAAAGCAAATGAGAAACTTCTCAAAGAAATATAATTCAAATAGCTGCATTATTAATAATAATTAACTATATTTATGAATTATTATAAAACAAAATAAAATGGATGCAAATCAATTACAATGGCTATTTAAAGATATAGCTGAAGGAGATAGTGAAAAAAGTTTAAAAGCTGCAATGCAGATAGTAAATACTGCAGATGATAAAGTGTTGCAAAGTGAATTAACAAATTTTGCTTTAACAATGTCTACAGCAAAAGATAGTGTAGAACAAGATAAAGTGATAGATGCTTTAAATCTTTATTTTAAAAAACAAATGAGTCTACTATTCATACAAGCATTTACTTTTGGTCAAAAATACCAGCACGCAATTGATTTAATTGTGATCCCAGAAGCTTTAGAAAAATCAAAAGAAGAAATTTTAGCAAAAGAAGCTACCGAACTAAAAGAGGAAGAATAGTCATAAGTAAAAGTTTTTTAATTATATTTAGGTCATAACAAAAAATATTATGTCAAAAATAGATCATATTACTAGATTACCATTAAGGATTAATTTAGAACAAATTGGATTTTCTCATGAAGATATAGTTAAAGGTCATTTAATTGAAGCTTTTGGTTACTCAGATGTAAAAACTTTACCTTTAAATAAAAAAGGTAAAGAAATTATTGATGCAATGGATTTAGCTATTAAAGCTGAGGAAATGGAAATAGTAACTCATTTAGGAGAGGCTGCGAAATATAAATGTGAAGAAATACCAACAGGCACCCCTTCACAATGGACATTAAGGCATTATCCTATATCTTCTTTTATAAATCTTCCAAAATTATATACTTGGGATCAAAAGAAAGTACATGACCCTCATTATAATGAAAATGAGAAAAGTTTTGAAACTTCATTAACAGCATCTTTTGATAAACCTAAAAGTGGAGAACTGGATGATTATAAAAAAATGAACTTATACAATCGTCACGCAGAAAAAGTGATTGAATGTATGGTTGAAATAAAGATCGCCCAAACCATTAAAAATGGCGTGGAAGAAAAGAAAACATATCCACTATCGGTAAAACAAGCTGCAGCACTAGGGCTTTAAAAAAAGAATTATGTTCGGAGAAAAAGAAATCAAAAAACACAATATTGAACAACAAAGACATTTAATGCAAATGTTTGGAGATGATTCAATTGAAAAATCAATGTCTAAAAATGAATTTGAAGAAAGATTCAAAACAGACCATGAAGTATATGATCAATCAGGCTTAGAAAGCTTTAAAAAAGCAATTGCTGATGAAATTGGGAAAAGTCCTGAATCAGAAAAAGAAATAATGGAAAAAGCTATTTCTTCTCTTAGTGGTTTATCTAAAGTTTTAGTAAAAGATGAGACTAGAATAGAAACATTCTATGTTAAGAAAATCGAAACTACTGAAGAAGAAGGATAATCTATTAATTTAAGGAAGAGAATAAATGAATTGGTCGAAAATATACAGTTTACCACAATCATATACTGAACAATTTGATGATGAAGAAGCTATCCCAAACAGGCTAGATAAAATCAAACATGCTAAAAATCAATTATTAGCAGAAGAAGGTAGATTGATTGAAAAAGGAATGCATTCAATGAACCCTGACATACTCATGAAAGCTCAATCAGCATGGAATGATGTACAGGAGAAATCGAATGTTGATTTAGGTAAGTCTGTTTTATTAGACCCCAATAAATGGAATGATACAGAAGGATTTAAAAGAAACCCGATAAGCATATCCGGAGGAATCTTAAGGAAAATGGCTAACACCACTCCTGTAATTAAATCTATAATATCGACTAGGCAAACTCAAGTCTCTGATTTTTCCCGCCCACAATCCAACAAATACAGTACGGGGTTCGTGATAAGGAAAAAAAAGGACTATTATAGTAATGAAGAACCTAAGTTATCAAATAAAGATAAAGGTATAATTAAAGAGCTTACAGAATTTTTACTTAATGGTGGAAATGCACAAAGTTCATGGTATGCTGATAATTTTGATACTTTCTTAAAAAAAATAGTAGCAGATTCTTTAACTTTAGACGCAGCAACTTTTGAAATTGTAAGAAATAAAAAAGGAACTCCTGTTAAATACTTTGCTGTGGATGGAGATACTATTAGAATAGCTGATTCATATGATGATGAAGCTTATGAAGGAGACAGAAAAGAAGAGAGAGGTTATTTCCCTTCTTTTGTTCAAGTAGTAGAAGGAAACATTGAAGCAGAATATTATCCTTGGGAATTATGTTATGGGATTAGAAATTCCACAACAGATATTCATAAAAACGGTTATGGAAGATCTGAATTAGAAGATTTAGTAAATATAATAACATGGATGCTTTTTGGAGATGCTTACAATGGAAAATTTTTCACACAAGGATCTGCACCAAGAGGTTTATTAAAAGTTTCAGGTAATATTAATAGGAATAGATTAGCTCAATTTAGACAATCGTGGCAAGCCATGGTTGCTGGAGTTAATAATGCATGGAAAATCCCAGTTATTGAATCAGATAAAATGGATTGGATAGATTTACAAAAATCTAACACAGATATGCAGTTTAGTGTATGGCAAGAATATTTAATAAAAATTGCTTGTGCTATATTTAAAATCGCTCCTGAAGAAATAGGGTTTAATTTAGGTAATGCAAGTGGGGGTGGTTCTATGTTTGAATCATCTAATGAATCTAGATTAAAATATTCGAGAGATAAAGGTTTAAGACCTTTGTTAAAACAAATAGAATTTTGGATTAACAAATTTATAATATCTCCAATAGATACCGATTTTGAATTCAATTTTGTAGGGTTAGATACAGAAACTGAAGAAAAAGAAGTAGAATTACTAAACAAGAAAGTTTCCCAAGGAATGGGATATAAAGAATGGAGGAGGGCAATGAATTTACCTGAAGATTTAGAAGAAGGTGATTTCCCGTTAAATTCAGTATATTTACAAATGCAATCCCAAATGGCATATAGCCAGGATCAAGAGGAAAGTACTGAAGCTGTAGAAGAAGAATCTGATTCAAATGAAGTCTGGGATTCTTTAGGAAAGGATGAAGTAGTAGCAAAAGCGATTCAAAATAGTATACCCGGACATGAAGATAACCCTTTTATGTTTGATGCTGTGAATTATTTTGAAACTAAAATTTTAAAATCAGAACAAAATGCTTAATAAGATTATAACATACTGTAATTTCCACATACAAGGAATTGGATTTCAATCAATAAACGATTTCGCAGATAGTACATTTCACACTAATTCATTAAAATCAACAATGACAATCAGCGCAATTTTTGGAACCATAGCTTTTTTTATAGAAAGATATTTAGGAATAACACCTTTAGTATATATAACATTCTTAATGTTAATAGCAGGAGAATTTTGGACAGGGATAAGAGCTTCTCATAAAATGGGAAAGAAACTTCAAAGTCGGAAGTTTGGAAGAATGATAGTCAAAATGTCAATTTATAGCTTAATTATAGGAGGTTTATTCTCTTTTGCTAATGGGTTAAAAGTTCCTGAGATCCCTTTTATAAAGATGAAGGTAAATATTTATGAATGGATTTATTATACTGTACTGAATTTAATTATAATACAACTCATAATAAGTTTATTTGAAAATTTATCGGAATTAGGATATGAGGAATCAAGTAAAATTTTTAGAGTTATTAAAAAGGCTTTGGGAAAATGGTTAGAATTTAAAAATGAAGATTAAATGAGATCTAAAGCGATAAAAATATCTGCAGTAACACTTATAGTCATAATAGCAATGACTATTCAAATATTCTCTTTAAATAGACAATTGAAGAGAGTTAAAGAATCTTTAGATAAAGAATTAATTATTAAGTATAATAATCTACAAAAAGATATAGAAATTATACAAAAAGAAAGAGATTCTTTAAAAATAGAAAGGTCTATCTGGGTTACTGAAAAAGAAAATTTAATTGAATTTAATTATACTCTTGATAGTCTTTGGAATAAAAAAGCAAAAAGTTATGGATATAAGAAAAATGTTATTGTTCGTGATGGTACTATTACCAACGTTGCAAAGTTTCTCTCAGAATATTGATTCTGTATGGGTTGAAGTAATTAATGGAGATACATTAGTTGTAATGACTCCAAGTAAAGCTAGATTTCTTGCATCAAATTTGATTGATAAAGATAGCTGTATTGATAAAAACTCATATTTAGAGGAAAAAATAAAAAATCAAGAAAATATTATAAAGGGTGATAAAAAACAAATAACATCTCTAAACAAAGATATTAACTTAGTAGAAAATCAGTTGAAAAAAGAAGTTGAAAAAGGAAATATTGTCAAAGAACAATTATCTTTAGAGAAAGAAACTTCAAAAAAGTTTAAATTACAAAAACATACTTGGGGATTTGCAGGAATTTTAATAGGATTGGTAACAGGCGTCATACTTAGCCTATAAAATATAAAGTCATGGGAATTATATTATATTTATTTGCAGCATTATTTGAATTCATATTGAGCCTCTTGTTTGGGGTAGCCACTATTATTTATTATTTATTTACTTTAAAGTGGTGGGGCGGTTTAAAGGCTATTGATAAATATTACTATCACAGAGCACTAGCTAAAGATCAATACGGAAATGTTCGTTTTAAATTATGGATGAATAAGTGGATGGCTAAAATTTATAAAAAGCCATATTATTATGGTGATGAAGATGACACTATTAGTTATGTAACTGCAATGAATTATTATAAGAATTTAGAAGATGCTAAAGGTTTATTAAAATTCGTTGCTAAAGGTTTGGAAAAAGCTGAGAAAAACCATTTGAAAAAAGCTATTCAAAATAAAATTCAAAGAGATATTGAAGCTAATGAAAGGTTAATGGCGGCAGGAATTATCCCAAAAAATGTTTTAAGCAATAAAACACCAATTCTTGAAAGTTGGATTAATTATGTAGATCATGTGCAAAACAAACCAAGATAATATAAAAAAATCTAGAAATACGGCAACTCCTTTATCTAATAAGAAATATAAGGATGCTCCTAGATTTAAAGTTATTTATGGATATGAAGATGCTTTTAAGTTAGAATTTAAAAAAAGTTTAATTAATATGCAAAAAGAGTTAATTGACAAAATGATTGAAATGAAACCTCAATAAGAAAATGGAATATTTTGAACAAGATATAAGAAATCACAATACAGAAATAAGAAACCGAATCATACAACAATTTGGTGGATTACAAAAAGGTGATGGACCTGCTCAAGAGGGTGAGATAAGAGAGTGGGCTAATGGAACTAAAATGCAGAAGCGTGGAGATAAATGGGTTCCTGTAAGTGAAAATAAATCTAAAAGAACAAAAGAAGACCCAACTCCAAAAAAAACAAAACAACTTCAACCAAAAAATAAGAAACAACCTCAAAAAGAAGAAATAAAAAAACAACCATCCAAACAAGACATAGCTCAGTTAACATCAATTAAACAACTATTAAAAGATAATCCTGAAAAAGCTCATGAAATAGCAAATTCTTTACCAGATCATGTAAAAGAATTAATTCCACAAGGCGCTTGGCATTTAATGACAGAAGCTTCTTTAAAAAAAGAAGATGAGGATTCTAAAGAAATTACTTTAGATTTATCTTCTCCAGAATCTATTGCTGAAGCTCTTAAAAATGAAGATACTTATGGAAAAGCTTTAGATGCTTTTAGTAAATTATCAAAAGAGGATAGGTGGGATGTAGAAGATTTAACAGATGAAGAACTTTATGATAAAGTATTTGAAGATGCTGTAAAGATAAAAAACCAAAGGGTTAAATCAAAAAAGACATCAAGCGCTAGCTCAATAAACCCAGAATATAAAGATTCTAAAGAAGTATTAAAAGAATTAGAATCTTGGGCTAATGAGTTTGAATTATCTAAAGAAGAAAGTGAAGAAGGTATTGAAGAATACCAAAGTACTAGCTTTAAATATATAAATGATCATTTAAGAGGCAAACAAGAGAGTAAAAAAGATCATGTACATAAATCTATTAAAATCTTAGATAACATATTTAAAACTAATAAAAATGCAGTAATTAAAGAAGATACTGTAGTTTATAGAGGCATGCCTAATGGTTCTATGTTTGATGGATTAGAAGAAGGAGATTCATTCCAAGACAAGGCTTTCCAATCTACATCACCCGATATAAAAGTAGCTATTGATAAATTTGGAGGTTTTAGAGGTATGGTTGTCAAAATCAATTTAAAAAAAGGAACAAAAGCTATACCTGCAAGTCAAATAACTAAATATAGAGAAATCGAACATGAAGTGATTTTGGATAGAAACGCAAAGTATACAATTAATAAGATTGATAAAGAAAACAAAATAGTTGAATTAACCTTAGGTTAATAGAAATATACATCGTATATTTACAAAAATATATTATCATGAAAAAAGATGAAGTAAAAAAAGACAAGAAAAATGTTTCTACTGATAGATTTTCATGGGACAGTCAAGATGATATAATCATCATTAAAAAGAAAGACAAGAAAATTGATAAAAAAGAAAACTCATGAATTTAGGAGATAGAAAAGCAAATCATATTCTAAGCCAATTTAGTAACACTGATGATTTATTAGAAAAAGGAAAGAAAACTGGTCCAGGATCAAGGGGTGGTAAAATTACAGGATATACTAAATCTGGAAAACCTATTTATGGAGGGAAAAATAAAGCTCAGGAAAAATCTGAAAAACCGTATTCTCCTAAATCTAAAAAGACAACCCATCCCGAAGGTGAAGTAGGAAAACCACCAAAGCATCAAAAGGAAGCAGATAAAATTGTTGCTAAAAAAGAAGCAAAAAAGAATTTTATAAAACATAAATACGGAAATAATACTAAGCCTGAAGGTAATAATGTTGTAAGAGCAATGGATATCTTAGGTAGAGAAAAACCTGGATTCATTGATCCAGTGAGAAATTCTACTTTTTATAGAGTTAGAACTAATCAAGAAAATAGAGACGCAGATTTCCAAAAAGTTAAAGCTGTAGTATCTAAAGCTGAATTAGTACAAGGGGTTGGGGTTAATAAAGGATATTTCTTTTTATATATACCAAAAGCTTCACCAAAAGAAAATCTTATTAATTATAAATATGGTGATGCAAGAGAAATAGAAAAATCCATTACAATCGACAATAAAGAATATACTATTGAAAAAGCAATAGCATATACTGCCCTAGGAGTTATTGACGTTAATGATTTAGAAAAAGCATTACCTGTAGGGCATATTAATGCTCATGGGAAACAAAAACAATCTGATGGAACTTGGAAATATGTAAAAAAAGGAAAATCTAAAAAAGTAGAGAAGAACCCTAAAGATGGTAAGTCTGATAAAAAACCAGTATATAATACAAAATCTTCAGAAACAGTATTAATGTTATCTGGGCTGCTTAACAAAAAAGACGCAAAAGTTACTATTACAAAAAATGGTGCCGGTGATCCTATAGTAAAAGTGAATGGAGAATCAGCTTTTAACTTAAATGATAAAGGCATGTATAATGCTGAGGATAGAAAAAGGGCATTGAATAGAGCTTATGAAGGGGCTAAAATTTCTAAGAAAGACAGAGAAGCCTCATCTAAAACACCCATTCAGGTGGAAGTCTTTAATAACTTAGGTAGACGAACGTTTATTGATTTAAAAAATGATGGTAAATTGTTTTACGATTTAGGTGAAGCTAAAACTTTTTTAAATAAAAATAAAGCTAAATTCCCTAAGAATGCAAAGTTAAAAGGTGATGAATCAAACGACACTACTAAACCTTCTTTAGATCAATTAAGAAGTGTGGGGCAAGAGGTTTTTGATTCTGTGTATGATGGTAAAGTAGGAGATTACCAAGACCTTTTACAAAAACTTACAGATGTAGGCCTAGACCCTTCTCAAGACTCTTCATCATGGATGCAAAACGGGTTAGATGATGCAGAACAATATTTTGAAGAAGAAAAAGAAAATGGAAAATTAGATAATTCTAAAAAAGAATTAGATATTAAGATTAAAGACTTAGAAGATCGCGCAAAAAGAAGTGCTGTAGCAACAAAAACAGCAATAGCTGCACATGAAGATTTTTTAGCAGGAAATATTTCATATAAAGAATTTAAAAAAGTGGCGGTGGATGCGACTAAAGATTCTAATGGGAATACAAATGAAATGTTTAGTGATTGGTTAGATGATCAAGAAGGAAATAATTTACCAAAATCATCTTCAGGTAGTTTATCTAGCGCATTAAAAGATGAAGATAATTTTGATGCGTCAATAAATTTAGAAGGTTTCTTAGAAGAAAATGAAGAATCTTTAGAGGAAAATGACTCTTATGATAATACTATAGCTAAGATAGAAAGTATTTATAATAATGCTAAATCTACATATTCTCCAAAAAAATCAAAATCTAAAATACCTGAAGGTTCTTATTCTTCATCTCAAAAGAAACAAGCAGATAAAGTAGCTATAAGAGAAGGAAAAGTATCTATTAGACAATGAGGGTAAATACCATGTAGTATCTAAAGAAGTGGCTTTATCAATGGGTAAAAAAATAAAAGAACTTAAAGATAAATCAGGAGCATCTTTAAAAAAGAAATTAGACCCTACTTCAAGCTTGAAAGATAAGTTAAAGAAAGAAAAAGAAATCTATGAAAAGAACCAGTCTGCTAAAATAAGCAAAGAAGATATTCAAGAACTTAGTAACCATGTAGAGAGTAAATCTCATTGGCCTCAAGGAGCAAAATTCTCTATAGATTATAATATAGAACAAAATAAAGGGAAAACTTACGTAAATGTAGTTGCTGGAGGAAAAAGAGGATTACCTAGTGATGCTGAGAAAAAGCAATGTCTTCAAAACCATCATTACCAAAAGGGTATAAATTTAAAACTGGAAAACCTGAAAATTATGATGGAGGCGAAATGACTTATTCTTCAATTAAAGAAGCTGATGCATCTTATGATGATAGAGGTTATCAAGATAGTGAATATGATGGAGTAGCAAGATTCGAAATAGTAAAAGATAAATGATATTCAACCCCAATCAAATAAATGAATTAATGGGTATACTCGAAAGGTATACCCTTACTTTTGTAGCAAAGCATGTAGGTACAAATATCCTAACAAAACAAGAAATAGGGTTATTAAAATCTTCAGGTATTGATATTTCGAAAATTGTATCAAATACATCCAAAATACAGCAAGCTTTTAAATTTGGTTTATTATCTGATGCAATAGGTAATAAGAATGCTAAAAACATGACTTATGAAGGTTTTAAAGAGTTTTTAGAGACAGGTAAATTTATAGAATTAACTCCTCTAGAAAATAGAGCTCTTACATCTTTAAAATACCAAACTTATTCTGATATAAATAAGCTTTCATCAAAAATGAAAAGTGATATATCAAATCAATTAGTCATAGCTGATAAAAAAAATCACACGATTAAACATTCTAAAAGAGTAACAGATATAGCAAGAAGAACTATTGAACATAGGAAAGGAGTTTCTCATATGGCATCTGAATTAGGCCACATGACTCAAAACTGGAATAAAGATTTAGGAAGAATATCGGATTATGTAATGCATACAGCTTTTGATGAAGGTAGAGCTGCAGGTTTTCAAAAAAGATCTCTAGGGAAAGACCCTTTAGTATATAAAGACGTCTATCCCGGTGCATGTAAACACTGTACTAAACATTATTTAACAGGTGGGGTTGGGTCTATACCTAAAATTTTTAAATTATCAGAATTAAAAGATAATGGAACTAATGTAGGTAAAAAAGTTAATGAGTGGTTACCTACTATTCCTCCAATCCACCCTTGGTGTAGATGTACTTTAGAAAGATTACCTTTTGGATTCACAGAAAAAGGTTTAGTAAATGGAGAGTGGGAATGGGTTGGAAATTCTTTTATTAGAACAAGTAAAGAGAAAGAGAGAAAAAGAAAGAAAATAAAAATAACAGTAAATGGTAAAGAATCTTTTGTTTAAACGATAAAATGTATTATTTTTAGAATCTAAAACTAAATTACATTATGGGGTGGAGTAAAAAAGATCTTGATATGTTAGTTGATGTAATAAGAAAAATACCAAGTTTTTCAAACACAGAACTTAGCAGAGATAATAAAATAACAAAAGAGGCTTTAAAATATTTACTTGATGAAAACAAAACACTACCTTTCCCAGGAGCAGTATTAAACACATCAAACCCTTTTAGAATAATTCAAGGGGCTACAAAAATTATATCTCTTCCGGGTGATTATTTTACTCAAGATACTACTATTAAAGTTTCTGGAATAGATAATACAGTACTATCTGTTACATATATAAATTCTCAAAGAATAGATGTTGAGATAGAAGCATTAGGTAATGCAGGTTTTTATGACATTGAAATTAAAAATGGAGAACAAACTTCTATATATAGTAATATGTTAGAAGTATACATAAGGGTGTGGACTGATTTTAGATTAGGGGGGAGACTTATTTACCCATGGGAATCAAGCAGGGAAAGATCTTAGATATAGAATTGGAATGACTCTAAATAGAGACGTAGGAGGGATTTGGTTTACAGGATTAACCCCGTGGAGAAGTTGGGTGAAGTGGGAGATGGCTAAATGGACTAGAGGTCAAAATAAAACTTGTTATTGGATTATTAATAGACCAACCAATTATATGATGATTGGTATTGGTTCAGATGCTACTAATGAATCTAACAATTCACAATATACACAAATGGAGGTTGAAACATATTTTCAAAACGCAAATACAGTTTGGGGCTTATATGGGAATAATGGAACAATAGGTAGTTCAGGAAACCAATCAAATAGTGCTTCAATTAGTGGAGGTTCAGGATTCTTTAAAGTTAAGTTTGAAGGAGACGGGTCTAAAGGTGGACAATTTACTTTATATAGAATTAATTCAGGAAATAAAATTGATTGGGATGATGAATCTCAAATAATTAAAACTTTTGCAATTGCAGGAACAATTAACCCTAATGAAGTAAACATAATGCCTGTATTTATAGCATTAAATGGAGGAACACATAGAATCTTAGCAAACTTAGTAGAATAAATTATGGAACAATTACCACTACAAGCAAAAATAATAGAAATTAAAGGGTTTTTAGTTTCAAAATCAATAGATGAAGTAATGTCTATGGATTGGTCTAGGTTAGCAATCAAAAGAGATAAGGACTGGGTTTATGGTAGATATGTTGGAAGAAGATTTTATACTCAAATAGAAGATAATAAGACTTTTAAAGATGAAAGTTTAGCATTCTCTATTGAGTTTATGGATACTTTAAATCCTGATGGGTCAGTAAAAGAATTTATTAGAGGAAACACTGCATATATAGAAATAAATGAAAAGAAAAGAATTGTAGTTGGAGATCCTGATGGATTAGATGAGGATGGAGATTTAGATGATCTAACTCAAATTAAATCATACCTAGTAGAAAAATCTACTACTTATAAGAAAAGAAGAAACACTCTTATTTTTAATATGGTTGCTAAAAATAGAAATACCTCTATTGAAGATAGTGTTAAATTACTTCATGAGTATTATTTTGATTTAGGAGTCATAACAGAATTCATCCAAACAGGTAACAATACTTTTCAAGATGCTATTATAAATGCATCTACTAATGGAACACCTGCAAATATATTAACACTACTTGCAAATAAAATGATTATTGGTTTTGATGGAGTAGTTGGAGCGACAAGTGGTACAATACCTTTATATTATGCTATACCAAATGGTAGTGGAGGATGGATTGAATTAACATTGAAAGATATAATATTACACACAATAAGTTTTTGGAAATAAATATGAAAAAAATACAGATCGTTTGGGATTGGATTTTAGGAAAATTCAATTTAAAGAAAGTTTTAAAGAGTTTAGAAGATAGATTAGAACAATTAGAGAGTTCTTTTATGGATAAAGAAAAAGAATTGATTAGAACAAAGAAAAATTTAATCAAAGCAGCCTCTTTTGTTGAGAAAAATAATTCCGAATATGAATATGAAATTTTAAGATTAAAAGAGAAATTAAAAATATCTTTAAACAAAAATACTTTACAAGAAATTAAAATATTAAAATTAGAAACCTTATTAGAAGAATAATTCTTATATTTAAGGCATAAGAAGTATCCTGTTAAGGAAGATTGGTTATTATTTATAAGAAAAAGATGAAAACTTTAATTTTTAAAAAAGCAGATAATTCACTAAGAGTAGAAGTAAAAGTAGATATTTTTGCAACTAATGATGAAATGTTAGTTCCAGGATTTGATACAAAATTTACAGCAATGGAAATCAAAGACACTGATGAAGCTATTAAATTAGGAATCAATGTTAATGAAATTGAATACAGTTTAGTAGGATTAAAAGCAGTAGCACAATCATTAGCAGGTATTGGACTATATTTAATTGATGCACAAGAATCAAATGCAGAAGTTGAATTAGTTGCAGCATAAAGTAATTAAATTCTAAATTTTTATTATATTTAGGACAACAAGATCGTAATCAAAGGAATGGAAACTGACTAAAAGTTAGTTTTTATGGAAATTCAAGAAGATAATTTTAATTTATTTGCACCCATTAATTTTATTAAAGGTAAGGATTCTAAAGGGAATACTTTAATGAAAATGAGTGGGATAGCATCAACATCATCAAAAGATGCTGATGATGAATTTTTAGACCCTAAAGGGTTTGAATTAGATTATTTTTTGAACTTTGGTTACATGAATTGGAATCACCAATCAAATAAAAACCCCTTAGCTATTATAGGAAAACCAACTTCTGCTAAAATAAGTAAAGGACAAATGATTCTTGAATGCGAACTTTTCAATCATAACCCTTTAGCGAAAGACGTTTATAAATTGGCAGAAGTTTTAAAAACTCAAGGATTAAATTTAGGTTTTTCAATAGAAGGTAAAGTAATTGAAAGAGATAAAAAAGATCCAAAAAAAGTTCTAAAAGCAAAAATTACAGGATGCGCAATAACTCCTAATCCTAAAAATCAAGATTCTATAGCTAATATAGTTAAAGGATATGATGAAGGTGATTTAGACCTTATAAAAGGTATGTATAGTGCTTATGAAGAATCAACAGAAGAAGAACGAAAAAAAGCTTTAACAGCAGGCTCTGAAAGTGGAACAGCTATTTCAAAAGAATCTTTAGATGGAGACATTAAAGATTTATTAAAAAAGAAAAAGATGAAAAAGGGAGAGGTACTAAATCAATTAATGCAAAAATTTCCAAATAATACAGGAAATCAAATAAATCAAATTTTCAACATAATAGAAACAATAGAAAAAAAAGAAAAAATGGAAAAATCAACTGAAGCTATTGACATAAGTCAAGAGTCTATTGAAAAAGCTTATGCAACATTAGGCTTAACATTAGAAAAAGGAGAATCTTCTCCTGAGAAAAAAGAAGAAGGTGAACTTGCGGCTAATAAAGATGCTTCAGAAGATCCCGAAAAAATTGAAAAAGGTGAAAAAAGCGAAAAACCTGAGAAGCCTAAGAAAAAAGATGATGATAAAGAAAAAGAATCTTCTTATTTTATGTTAAAAGGCAAAAAATATGATATGGGAGATGATGGATCATATTCTTCTGAAGGTAAAAAATATAACTTCAAAAAAGGGGAAATGGTGGAAGAAGAATCAGAAGAAGCTCCTGAAAAAAAAGAAGGTGAAAAACCTGCTAAAAAAACTATTGAAAAAGGAGAAGTTGATAATGGTATTGAATTACCAAATGCAGATTCAGAATTAATCAAAGGGTTTGCTGATTTAATGAAAGGTCAATTTGAAGCTTATGAAAATAAAATGGGTGAAAAATTTACAGCATTAGGTTTATTAAATAAAGGGTTAGAAGATCAATTAAATGATGCTATTGATAGATTAGATGAGTTTGAAAACAAACCTCAACCAGCTAAATCAATAAGAACTCAGAGATTTATTGAAAAATCTTATGATAATGATTTAAACAAAGGTGGTGAACATAAAGAGGGAGATAATCAAAGAATGTCTGCTTCATTACATAAAGCTCAAGTATTAAACATTTTAGATGATGCAGCAGGGATTTCAAAAGGCGAAATTAACAACCCTACATTAGCTAATGATATTTGTTTATATGAAACTACAGGAGATGTATCTAAATTAATTCAAGAAACATTATCTGCAAAAAATATTACTTTAATAAAGTAAAAAAATTAAAGACTGTAATTAAAAGAATGGTGAAAACATTGTTTAACAAAAAATAAAATAAAATGGACAACTTAGGAATTAGTCTTAATGATTATGCTTTTGGTGCAGGTTTTGATTCAGGAGCACAAAGTGCTGCAAATTTAAGCTCATCACAATTAGCAGATTTAAGCAAAGCTCTTGAAGCTGGATCTTTATTAGGTTCAGATCAATCCGCATCACAATCTACTGGTGGAGCATTAAAAGTAGAATCATTAGAAAGAAATTTAAAAGTTTTAACTTTTAAAGAGTCTGATATTAGATTTTGGAAAAGATTCCCTAAATCAGCAGCATTCAACACTGTTGAGGAATATAACCAATTAGTTTCTTATGGAACTGATAGAGGTGGATTCAATAATGAAGGAGAATTACCAGAAGAAGAAGATTCAGTTTACCAAAGACGTTCGGAGTTAGTTAAATACTTAGGTGTAACTAGATCTGTAACGCATCAAATGCAATTAGTTAAATCTAATGTAGGTAATGTATTTCAAAAAGAAGTACAAAATGGAATCATGTGGATTTTAAGAAAAGCTGATAGAGCTTTATTCTGGGGAGATTCTGCAACTATTAACCAAGAGTGGAATGGTTTGTATGCTCAACATATGAATAATGATAGATATTCTTCATTAGAAGATTATTATGCATCTCCTGTAGTAGTTGATTTAAGAGGTAAAATCTTAAAAGAAGAAAACATTGAAAACGGAGCGCAAACAATTATCAGAAATTTTGGACAACCTGATTTGTTTATTTCTGCACCTGTTGTATTATCTGATTTTGCTACTGGTTTTTATGCTCGTAAAAGAGTTAATGTAGGACAAAGTGGTGCTGTACAAAATGCAACAATGGGGCAATTTATCTCAAAGTTCCAATCTATGTACGGTGTTATAGATTTTGATTTTGACATTTACGCTGCAAAACCGGGTGGAGCAGGAAAAACATTAGTTTCTCCAGCAAATTCACCAAAAGCTCCTATTGCACCTACAGTAGGTGGTGCACCAGCAGTAGTAGTTGCTGCAGATGGATTATCAAGATTTAGTGATGGTTTAGGTTCTTATTATTATGCTGTAGCATCAGTAAATAGATATGGAGAATCTGCATTAACTCAATTAGGTGGTACTTTAGTAATAGCTGCAGCTACAGAGTCTATTGATTTAGAATTTACTGCAACAGCTGGACCTTACGCTCCTACATCTTATGTTATTTACAGATCTAAAGTTAACCCTGCAGGAACATCTGCACAAACAACTTTCTACCCAATCTTCACTGTACCAGCTACAGGGTCGGATGCAAAAAGAGGATCTTTAGCAAATGGTGTTGATGGATCTGCACCTGCTTTTGTAAGAGATAGAAACAGATTTTTACCAGCTACTGAAGAAGGTATGTTATTAGATTCGTCTATGGATGTAATCCAATTCAAACAATTAGCTCCATTAATGAAAATGGATTTAGCTAAATTATCTCCAGCAGATAGATTTATGGTATTACTTTATGGTACACCATTTATGTTTGCACCTGATAAAGTTGTAAGATATATCAACATTGGTAGAGAAGCTTAAAACTAAGTTACCAAAAATAAATGAAAGCCTTCTTTAATAAAAGAAGGCTTTTTTTGTAAATAATAAGTATATTTATATCCAATATAAAATTTTAATTATGAAAACAGTAAAAGTTATGACTAACATGCCAGGATGTAGACCTGGTGATTTTACTTGCTCAGCAGGCACAATCGAGTTTGACAAAAATGGTGAAGCTGAAGTTTCTTTAGAAATTGCAGATAAATTAAGAGGAATGTCAGGATTGCATTTTTCAGATGAAGAAGTTAAATTTGAAGAAATCAAAGAAGTTGAAAAAGTTAAAGAATTAAAAACTCCAGTAGTAGAGGAAAAGGTTTTAGAAACTGGTTCAATACCTGGATTATCTGATTTAGAACCTATTAAAGGTTTAGAAGATATTGATAAAACAAAAAAAACTCCAGTAGTAGAGGAAGCTATTAAAAAAGATGAGATTGTAGAGGATAAAAAAGAAGATCCTATAGTAGAAGATACTAAAATAGAAGAAGCTCCAGAGAATCCTTTAAATAAGCTTACAAAAGCAGATTTAAAAGAATTATGTAAGGCATCTAATATACCTAGCATAGAATATTCTAATTTAAACAAAGAATCTTTAATAAAATTCGTTGTTGATAATAAAATAGCAGAGTAATATGCCTACTATAGTTTATTCTATAAAATCAGAGAAAAATAGTGGACTACCAATTTCAGCAACAGAATTGGCTAGTCGCTATTTCTTTGGCATACCAATTCAAGATCAAAGTGGTACTTTAATGCAGTCAAAAGATATTGAATTTTTTATCAAAGCTGCAAAAGAAGAATTAGAAGGATTTCTTAATTTAAAATTAACTAAACAGATAATTGAAGAAAGTTTTGATTATTATAGAGATGATTATAAATATTGGGGTTTCATGCCAGTATCTTATCCCTGTAGAAAACCTTTTGAATTAATTGGTTTATTAGGAGAAATAGAACAAGTAAAATTTCCATCAGACTGGTTAAGCGTGAAAAGAACAAATGATGGAATAGGATTTTCTAGAGATATAAAATTAGTACCAACATCTGGGTCTGCGAATAATCAATCAACTGTATATTCAGGAATTACACCAAACGTAGGATGGTGGGGTCAAAGATCTATACCAAATTATTGGACTGCAATATATTGCACATCATTAGATAGAATACCAGAAGATATTTTAGACGTAATAGGAAAATTAGCATCTATTAATGTTTATCATCAATTAGGTGATATAATATTAGGTGCAGGTATAGCATCTCAAAGTATTGGAATTGATGGATTAAGTCAATCCATAGCCACGACATCTTCAGCAACAAATGCGGGATATGGAGCTAGAATAACCGGATACCTAAATGATTTAAAACTTGCACTCCCTAAATTAAAAGAAAAATATGATGCTTGGGAAATGCTATCTATGTAATTAATTATGTCAACAAATTCTAATTCAAAACCCATAATCCATAGAACCCCACCTAATCAGGCAGGGCAAGCAAAAGTTAGTCTTAAAAAAAATGATTTTGACGCAGCAATTTGGAGTCAAGGATATAATGTATTTATTGATAAAGCAATTAAATGTCCTTGTAAAGTAAAAAGTAATAATCATGCATTATCTTCTTGTAAAAATTGTGGCGGTTCAGGATACGTTTTCCTAAACAGATATAAAAGCAAACTAATCTTGCAATCAATGAATATTGATACAAGATATAAGGAATGGAGTGAAGAGAGATTAGGAACAGTAAAAATTACAGCAAGGAATGAAGATGAACTTGCTTATATGGATAGAATAACTTTGTTAGAAGGGTTAACTATTCATACAGAGACATTACACCCATTTCAAATAGATAATAAAGTAAAAGCTCGATTAAATTATCCACCTTTAGAGATTGAAGAAATTTCAGCATTTGTAGATAGTGAAACTAAATTAAAAAGGTTAGAGTACGGAACAGATTATACAGTTGCAGACAATATATTTACTTTTTCTGATGAATTTCTAGCATGGGAACATTTTACAGTATCTATAAGATATAAACACCACCCAACATATTATATAATAGACCTACCTAGAGGAGTTATGGAAACAGAAGCTCTTAATAAAAATAATGGATCTAATGAATCTACAAGAATGCCAATCCATGCAATCGGAAGGCGGTCTCATTATGTATTAGATGAACAAGATTTTGATAACGAATTTCTGTTAGATAACAGTTATGATATTACCTGTGTAAAAAAAGCAAACGTATTAATAGATAGTTGTTCTAATGAAGTTTTAGTACCTGCAAAATGTAAAGATGTAGAAATCAATATAAATAATACACTTTATAAGAATGCTCCTAGCGGATCTTCAGAAAATATTCTTGTAAAAAATACTTCAGGGGCATTAGTTGGTAATTTAATAAATAATGAATGGATAGTCGTGTCACCGACACCCAAAGTCATAGGGTATTTAAGGCCTGTAAATTTTGCAACAATAACTTATGCTAATGGTGATGATGGGTGGCATAAAATAAATAATACAGACCCATACAGCTTCAACCCAGCTACTATGGAAATGGCTATTCAAGACCCCAGTGACTGGTTCAAGCTACTAACATTAAACCCATTTGGTAATTATAGTAGATTTACATCTAAGAATGGCGGTTATTATGATTTTAATACATCGCAATGGAAAGATGTAAATGGAACTGTAACAACATTTGCAGCAGAGTTTGGACCATTAGTAGGTAGTGGTGGATATATAGTTGATAATCTTACAGGTATAGGATGGCATGGAAGTAGAGGTGGACAAAAGAATTTTAATAATGCTTATTTAGATACTGTGAACTTCAATAATAATGGCTTTTTAGGATTTAGTAATAGATGGAAGGTACCAAGCTACAATGAAGTAAATTCTATCATAAATAGCAATCTTATAGGAGCAGTTACAGTAAATAACCCTTATTTTAATATGTTATTAAATAGATGGACTTCAACTCCATATATGAATACTCCCACATCTCACAATATGATTTATAATAGAGTAAATTATAGAATAGCATCATCAAGAGCAGGTTTAGGTGGAGTAGCAAACTTTTGTAGATATCATTTTATTTAGAAATTATGAAAAAATATATAATACCGGATGTTAACAGTAGTCTAGAGATTACTAATCCAACAATAGAAATAGTAGGTTTATCTCAAGGGAACCCAAAAGTAAAAGAGCCACTAGATTTTATTAATAAAACTTATTCAGTAGATATTATTTTGAAAGATATTAATTTTAGTTACGGCTTTATGCTAAAAAACATACAAGCAATATCAATGGATTTTGAGAATGGAGGGAATGATATTGTTCAACAAGTTGTTGATGCATTAGATAGTCAATTTTTAGTATAGAAGATGATTGATATTGATATTGATACACAAGGATTATCAAATGATTTAGGTTTAGTAAAATCTGAAATTGATAATCTTATGCAATATACAATAGAACAATTAACAGCAGAATTTGCCTATTCTTGGGGAATGGAAGCAAAAAAAAGTTTGAAAGCTACAAGAAAAGAATACCAAGATGCTATTTTAATAGGTAGTAGGGGGAGATTTACAGGAGTGGCCTATCTAAACCCTGCAGCATGGTTACCAAACGCTTTAGAAGTGGGGCTATCTGCTTTTGATATGAAACAAGGATTTTTAAAATCACCAAAAGTAAAATTGAATAAGAAAGGGGAACCTTTTTTAACAATACCTTTTAGATTCGCTTCATCAGGGTCTGTTGGAGAATCATCAGCTTTCTCAGGAATATTACCTCCTGAAATAGAAAGATCTGCAAGGGCATCAGGAAGAAATGGATTACAACTAAAAAACATATCATCCAAGCACCAAATACCAAAGTCTGCATCATTAAGAAAAAAAATGGATTCGGTTACTTTTAAAAAAATGGAGAGTAATCAAAAAACAAGTATATATCAAGGGTTGAAAAAAACAAAAGGAGGTTTTGTTAATTTTAGAAGAGTTTCTTTAAATTCAGTAAAACACTCATGGAATCACCCTGGGTTTGAAGCAAGGAATTTTGCACAAAAAGCTTTACCAAAACTTGATATTGAAGGTATTGTAGGAGATGCAATCGATCAATTTTTAGAAAATATAGGATATTAATTATGGAATCATTAATCGTACCAGAAGTAACATTATATAATCTGATAAACGGGTTATTAAATGAGTTAGATAAAAACTGGAATAATACTCAAGATAAAACAAAAACCCATTTGTATAGGTTTTGGAATGGTGTAATTGATACAAAATATGACTATTATAAAGAAGCTGTTCATTTATTTGCATCTCGAGATATAGACAATCCTAGAAAAGTTGCATGCAGATTGTTTTATGACATGGAACGTGCTAGTTTACCAACAATGCATATAACAATGCCTTCTGATTTAACGGGAGATAATTCTATAGGAGTAGATCAATCTGGATTAGCATCAGAAATTTTTGTAGACGCTAATGCTGGAGAGATAACACCAACTTTAGCAAGAAGATTTGATTCTCAATTTTATATAATATGTACTTCAGAAAATAATAGAGAAGTATTATTAATGTATCATACATTAAGAGCTATGATAATTAGTTCATGGCATGTATTAGAACATTCTGGTTTACAGAATATGAAAATATCAGGACAAGAGTTAAAAATTAATGAAACTAATGTACCAAACCATATATTTATGAGAGGTATAGGGATAATGAGTTCTTATGATATAAGGGTTCCATCAGCATTTCCCTTACCTTTAATAACTCAATTAATATTAAACCCTGGAACAGTAACCAATCAGTAAAATAAAATAAAATGGCAAAAACAGTAAACGATGACAAGAAAGTCAATAAAACTACAAAAAAACCTGAAGTATTAAAAAAAGAGGTTTTAAAGAAAAGTTCAAAGAAGGTTGAAGACATATTAATTACAGCAATGCAATTTTATGTAAAAAAAGGAATACACCCCTTGTATGAAAGGTTTGTAAAAAAACAATATAAGAATTCAGATAAAAGAACAGTGTTAAACTGGGAAAAAGAATTTGAAAAACAAAAAATATCATAAGGTCAGAGATATAATAGAAAATATCATTATATTTAGGTCAAAGATTGTATTTAGGAAAAGGAACGGAAAACGAATTTGTAAAAATAAATTGAAAACCAATGGCTACACAATTTAATTTCAATGGTCAGTTAATTAAGCTTCCTGGAGTTTATACTCAGACTAAATCAGGGATAACAAACCCTTCACTAGGACTATCTTTTGGGAACGTATTAATTATTGATACCAATCCAAATTCAGAATTTGGTGGTGGTGCCGGTATTAACGGTACATTATCTCAAGAAAAAAAATCAATATATACATTTGATAATGTTAGATCTTTTAGATCTTTTATTAGAGGGGGTAAATATTGGGACCTATCAGGACCATTATTTAGACCTTTTGGTGCTGGTATTAACGGTGCTTCTCAAGTACACTACATAAGAGCTCTATCAACTGTCACTGCAAAAAATATATTAAGTTTAGTAGATACAGGAAATGGGGGTGTGTTTTCTTTAGAAGCAAAACATGAAGGTTTAGTAGGAAATGGGAAAATCTCGGATGAAACTCCCGGAACAGGAGATGTTACATTAACTGCTTTAGGAGCAAATGGACAAACCCTTGATTTATTATTAAATGCAATATCTATCGGTACATATAACCAAGCACCAGGAGATACCTTAGCTAATATTGCAACTGCATTAGTTACTAATATTAATTTAGGTACAAATACTCATGAATGGATATCTTCAATAGATCCTTTAATTCCTGAAAAGATAATATTAACTAGAGTTAATGGTTATGGAGATGCTCAAAATGGTAATACTGTAGTATTGGCAGGTACATGGGCAGGAACCTCTACAACTAATGCTATTGCAAATGGAGTTAATGGAAATAATTTAAGTCAAGGACTTGGTTATAAGATAATATCATCACCTTCTAACCCTTCAAAATTTCTTATGAAATTTTATAGAGGTAATTTTACAGGTGATGCAATTGATAATATAGCTTATGATGGGGTGAATGCTGCAAATTCAATAGCAGAGTTAATATCAACTTCTGTAGAATTTAACACTTTCCAAGAATTAAAAGATTGGATGGATATTGATTTTGATTTTAATAATAATTTTAAGCTCACTACAGCAGTAATTCAAGGGACAGGGGTTATAACCCCAACAGCAATTAGTAATTATGTAGATTTAAGTATATTCCAAGGAGGATCACAAACTTTTTCACCGTCAGACTTAACACAATTATTAGATACAATTGCAGAATTAGATTACACTTTTGTAATGGCACCAGATTCAGGAGCTCAACACAGTTCTTCAACCAACAATGCTATATTGTCTCATTTAGTAGATGACGCAAGATTTGAAAAATTTATGGTAGTTGCTGGAGGTAATGATAAAAATACTTTTGTATCAGAATCTATTGCTGCAGCAAAAGCTTATGATACAGATAGGGTAATAGTTGTTCACGGTGGCGTGGAAGTTGCATCTAATGTAGCAGGAACCGGATTAAGAACTAAATCTTCAGAATGGAAAATGGCTGCAGTTTTAGGTAGGGTAGCCGGTTTAGAACCATATACCCCAGTAACTTTCAAAGGGATTAATTTTGCTGCAGAAACCCACCCACTAATCAAAAGAGAAAAAGAACAAGCTTTAGATAATGGAGTTTTAGTAACAGCTTTTGATGGAGATTTAGGAGCATTTATTGTAGTTCAAGGGATTAATACATTACAAAGAAATAGAAATGTATTGAATGCAGACGGAACATCTCACTCACTACAATTAAAAAGAATTGCGGCTCAGTTAAATAAAGAAATTGAAGTAAATGCTAAGATTGATTTATTAGGAAATCAAAATTCTGGACCTAATAGACATACTTTGAGACCTGTAATGGTTGAAGAGTGGTTAAAAGCTTTCTTACAAAGAAGAACTGCGAGAGCAACGACTGATAACTTAATTATTGGGTTTCAGGATATAAAAGTGAGTATAATTCAAGATGCTTATGCTATTGAATATTCATTTATTCCTAATTTTGAAATTAATAAATTATTCTTTACAGGATTAATTATAGACCCAAATATTTAAAAAATTTAAAAGATGCAACAAAAAGTTTTAACAGCACCCTTAGCGTTAATTGAAGTTAACGGAGTAACAGTAGGGAAAATGAGAAATATTAGAATCACTGAAACTTTCCGTAGAGGTAGAGTTTCAGGTATTGGAGAATTAACTCCTCAAGAAGTTCCTGCTTTAGAATGGAATGGTACATTAACTTGTCAATTTTATGAAGTAACATTCAAAGATACAGGAGTTCCTGGAGGGATTAAAAGAGCCGCACCAGGATTACTTGATTTTGTAGATAATGTATTACTTCAAGAAGATGGTGTAGATTTGAAGATTTATAAAAAAGTGAGTAATGGAATTAATCCAGCTACAGGTTTAATAACTTCTCAATTAGAAGTACATGCAACAGTAACAGGTTGTTTTATTGATAGAGAAGGGATGGATATTAATGAAGGTCAAATTTCAGGACATGATCAAGACTTTACCTATATTAACCCAATACTTTATTCTGTTTAATTAAGTAATTTACTTATATTTAAGGTGTATCTTTTTAATAAGGATACACCTTTTTTATTATTAATAAATAAACACCGTAAAAATGCAAAGAAATTTTATATTTAAAGTAGCTGTACAAGGCGAAAAGAGAGAGTACAAAGTAAATATACCTACTGTAGGAGAATTAGTTCATATAGAGCATTTAAAAGCTATATATGCAGAAAGTAATTATAGAGGTATAGCTTCTAGCAATACTATAGGTGGTAATTATGCTTTAGATCTAGTAGACATGAATGCTTATTTGACAACATTAGTTCCAGATTTAATTAAAGATTTAAAAAGTGATGATTTATTTAAGTTGGATATTTTTGATGTACAAGATCTTAAAAAAGCTTATGAAGAAAGTTTTATCCCTTGGGTAAATGAATGGCAAACAGCATTAAGAAAAATCAAAGAAGGTAAAAAAGAGGAGAAATAAAAACATATGGAAGATAAAATATCAAAGGATATAATAACTTTCATAAAAGATTGGAATCACAAATACCCAATCGATTATTGGTGGAGAAGGAAACATAAAATTCCTTTCAATAGTAAACTACATAAAGAGCAATCTTTATTAGATATGCGTATTGAATATGAAGAAGATTTTCTGTATGGGGAATATCTCGATAGTGAGATTGAAAAAGCAAAGAATGGTATTAATTCTGAAAAAAAATATATCCCTGGACATGGGTCTATTTTTAAGAAATTAAAGAAAGTTAAAATGTCGGAAAAAGATATGGAAGACTTATTTGATGAAATAGATATATCTAGGATAGAGAAAAATGAAGATGGGTCAATAAAAATCGGAGGCTAAAATGGGTAAAAATACAGAAATAATTTTTTCAGCAAGAGATAATGGTGTAGAAAGTACTATCTCTAGAATCAAAGAATCTGCAAATAGGTTAGGTAGAGACTTAATTAATGAAGCTAGTGCAAATACTAGTAATGCGAAAGAAGCTATTAAGTATTATGAAGATCAAATTCGATTAATTGAAAAAAGAAATAGAGTTGAATCAGCAGCAGCAAAATTACAATCTAGAACAAGAAGAGATTCAAGGTTAGATAATGCTGGAGGTGACAAAGAAAAAATAGGAGGGATTCAACAAGATTTTAAAAAAGAATCAAGAAACATCCAAACTGGCACAAAAGAAGATCAACTCCAGGTTGAATTACTTAGAGAATTAATTGAAGAATTCAAAAGTTCAGGTAGAGATGAAAATAGAGCAGATGATAGGAGATCTAATGCAGATAGAGTTCATGCAGAAAGATTAGAAACAAGATCAGCAAATGCAGAAAATAGCAAAAGTGCATCGAGCAGAGCTCTTATGCAAGGTAATGGAACCGGTAGTTCTAGTGAAAGTGTTTCTCTTGGTTCAATGGCTAGTGGAGCTGGAGATATAGTTTCAAACCAATCTGCGGGAGGAGCAGCAGGTAGTGCATTAGGTATGTTAGGAAGGAAAGTTCCTGTTTTAGCTGCAGCTTATGGAGTGTTCAAAGGAGCACAAGCCGTATGGGGTGCTAAAGAAGATCAACAATTACAACTAAGAGAAATAGCTGCTTTAAAAGGGGAAAAAATAGAAGGTTTAATGAATGTAGGAACTACAAACGGATACGGTCCTACAAGCTTAAATGTATCAAGAGAAGAATTTAGAACACAAGTACTACCTCAAACTATGAGAGCTTATGGAAGTACTGAAGGAGTTTTAGGATCAAGAGGT